CTAAGAGCATACCTAAAAGCGTAATCATCGAAACCGGCGAAGTGGCCGTCAAGTGGGGGCTAAAAGAAGCCCAGACGCTGGCGTCCCTTGGCTTTGCCGATGTCCCATCACCTATTAAGCGCGACTACACGTGGACCGGTAAGTTCAAGCCGTTCGCCCACCAAGAGGCAACTGCGTCGTTCCTCACCCTGCACAAACGCGCCTTCTGCTTTAACGAGCAAGGCACAGGTAAGACCGCATCTGTCATCTGGGCCGCCGACTACCTGCTAAACCTAGGTAAAATTAAGCGCGTCCTCGTACTTGGGCCTCTTTCGATCATGAAGTCGGCATGGCAGCGCGACCTCTTCACCTTCGCTATGCACCGGTCTTGCTCCGTCGCCCACGGTGACGCCAAGCAACGCAAAAAGATTATCGCCGCTGGCGCTGAGTTCGTCATCATAAACTTCGACGGGGTAGCTGTCGTTAAGGACGAGATTATAGCTGGTGGTTTCGACCTCATCGTGGTGGACGAGGCGAACGCCTATAAGAACCCACAGACAAACCGCTGGAAAGTACTAGCGCAAATCTTACAAAGCACCGACGCGGCTCTATGGATGCTTACTGGTACGCCAGCAGCACAAAGCCCTGTCGATGCGTTTGGTTTGGCGAAGCTCGTAAATCCTGACGGTTGCCCTAAATACTTCGGCCAGTTCCGCGACTCGGTTATGATGAAGGTAACCCAGTTCAAGTGGTCACCTCGACCCGGCTCTGACCGTATTGTCCATCGCGTACTCCAGCCAGCCATCCGGTTCGAGAAGAAGGACTGCCTCGACCTACCAGAAGTGACGTACACTGAACGCGAAGCGCCTCTCACCCCCCAGCAGCGTAAGTACTACAATGAGCTTAAGAACGAGATGCTCATCGAGGCGGCAGGTGAGGAGGTCAGTGCGGTCAACGCAGCGACCAAGATAAACAAACTCCTGCAAATCAGCGGGGGTGCGGTCTACACGGACACTAAGGAAGTCATCGAGTTCGACGTATCGAACCGCCTGAATGTGGTCACGGAAGTTATTGAAGAAGCTACTAGTAAGGTACTGGTATTCATACCGTTCACGCACACCATCGAATTGTTGCAAGCCCACCTCACCAAACACAAGATTAGCTGCGCGGTCATCAACGGCAAAGTGTCAATGAACAAGCGCAGTGAGATTGTCGAGGAGTTCCAGTCGCGGAAAGACCCACACGTGCTACTCATACAACCACAGGCTGCATCGCACGGGCTTACGCTTACGGCAGCAGACACAATCATCTGGTATGCACCAGTGACCAGTGTGGAGACCTACCTACAGGCAAATGCCCGTATCAATCGCCCCGGCCAGAAGAACGCTATGACCATTGTGCACATCAAGGGAAGCCCAGTGGAGGAGCGGCTGTACGGCATGCTCCGTGGCAACATCGAAAACCATGAAAAAATTATCGACCTATACCGAGAAATGGTAAGCGATACTGCTTGACAATGTCAAAGGGTAGTATATGTAGGGTTTGGGGTGCGCCAACCCCAACACGAAGGAGCAAATGATGAATAACGAACAGTCAGTAGAAGAAATGGTGACCGCATACCGGAAAATCCGTGATGCCATCCGTGACAAAGAGGAGGAGTTCAAGGAAGAACTTGCCTCCCTGAAAGAACAATTAGACCTTGTTGCCGGAGGCTTACTCGACATCTGCAATACGCTGGATGTAGATAGCTTACGCACCAACGCAGGAACGGTCTCTCGTCGGGTTAACACTCGGTACTGGACGAGCGATTGGGATGCGATGTATCAGTTCATTAAAGAACACGATGCACCCTTCCTGTTAGAACAACGCATCCATAATGGTAACTTGAAGCAGTTCTTGGCAGACAACCCAGAGGTTCTTCCTGTTGGCCTACAAGCCGATAACAAGTACGTCGTACAAGTCCGTAAACCTACATCTAAATAAGGGGATATACCCATGTCCAATGAAGTTTCTATTTTCAAACAGCCCGGTGCAATCTCGACTTCGGCTAACCGTGGTCAACTCAGTGAACTCGCCAAAAGTTTCGCTGCTAGCGTAGGGGGTGGCACTAACCGCCGTATCCAGACCAACACCAACGGGACGTTTAAGCGCCTTGTAAACGGTGAGCAGATTGGCGATGCGGTACGTGGCGACATTGATGTCATTATCGTCCATGCGCTGCCCAAGGTTAGCCGTGTGTTCTATGCTGGGGCTTACGACCCTAACGCTAAGCCAACTCTACCAGATTGCTGGTCGAACAACGGCGACGCCCCAGAAGCTGCTGCGGGTAACAAGCAGTCAGCAAACTGCGTAAGCTGCCCTAAGAACGTGGTCGGCTCAGGCAGTAACGGTAAGGGCCGCGCATGCCGCTATCAGCGTCGTATCGCAGTCATCCTACCTAACGACCCCACAGGGGAAGTGTACCAGTTCAACGTCCCAGCCAAGTCGCTCTTTGGTAAGGGTGTGGGCAATGTGCATCCCTTCGAAAGCTATGTGCGCTACCTGCTAGCTAACCACGAGTCGCCAGATACAGTGGTAACCAACATTAGCTACGACCTCAACGCCGATAGCATGGAGCTTCTCTTTACTCCTGTGCGCGGTACCAGCGACGAAGAGCGGGAACTCGTTAAACGTGCGCAGAGTGATGCAGCTACAAAGCGTATGTGCGAACTAACCGTAGCCCAGCAGGATGGTGCAAAGAAGGAGCCATCCGCTCCTGCACCCGCACCTAAAATTGCTAGGTCGGATGAGCCGGACGAAGAAGCTTCCGCTGTTATAGCGGAGCCTACGAAGCGCCCTGCTGCTAAGAGTGACGCTACCGCAGAACCTAAAGCCAACCTAGCTGCTGTCATTAGCAACTGGGGTAGTGATGAGGACGATTAATGACCTACGGCTATAGCCTCAAAACCATTGAAGCTAATAGCGAAGCTGACGATGGGCATCTGGGTGTGCAGCTAGGGAGGACGTGCATTAAGCATGGAGTCTCTGTGAGCAAAGTTGCACGTGACCTTGGTGCCACACGGCAGTCTGTATACAACTGGTTCTGCGGGGTTAGCGCCCCGCAGGGCGAGTTTATCGGGCTTATCCGTAAATACATCACCAACTTCCCTGTTTAAGTTTCATCCCCCACAAGCAGTAAGCAGGTTAACCTGCAGTGACGAGTGTGCCCAATGGAAGAGTTTGACCTCCTATCGACAGTACAGCCATCTGAAGGGTGGTTTGCGATTTTCGGTATCAAAGGCAAAGACGATGTAAGACAGACGCTGGTTGAGACGCGTGAGGAAGCAGATAGGGTAGCCACTCTGTACCTCTCCCAAGAGCGTAATGTTTTCTTCGGTGTTGCTAAATATAAGACAGACGCAGGGCGTACCAAGGACAACGTACAGGCGCTCCGTGCCTTATGGCTAGACATCGACTGCGGCGAAAGCAAAGCCGCAATCAGCGAAAAAACTGGCCGCCCTGACGGTTATATAGACCAAGAGACAGGTCTTGCCGCGCTACGGGACTTCTGTGGACTCACAGGGTTACCCAAACCTACCCTTGTTAATTCAGGGCGCGGTATACACGCATACTGGACGCTTGACCGAGACGTAACCCGCGAAGAGTGGGAGCCTGTCGCCCTCCGCCTCCGTGACTTGTGCTACACCCATAACTTCTTTGTGGACCCAGCAGTGTTTGAGGCGGCGCGCATACTGCGCATACCGGGCACGTTGAACTTCAAAGACGACCCCCCAAAACCGGTCGAAGTAATGCTCGTCGGGAAGCCGGTTAATTTTGACTGGCTTATACAGACGTTAGGTGTGAAGCACCTAGCAGCGCAGCCCAAGTGGGAGCCTACCGAACTCGGTAAGGCTATGAACAAAAGCGTCCAGTTCAACTTCGGCAAGATTATGCGCCGCAGTGAAAAGGGTGAAGGGTGCGCACAGCTTCTCCACGCGTACAGGAACCGTGATACCATAGACTATTACGATTGGTTCCACGCTATCTCGGTCGCTGCCATGTGCGAAGATGCGCCCGAGGCGGTACATATGATGTCCGAAGGGCACCCAGAATACGACCCTGCCACGGTGGAAAACAAGGTAGCCACCATCAAAGGTGCAACTAGCTGCGCTAAGTTTGAAGGGAAGAACCCAGCTTTATGTCAAGGATGCAAATGGAAGGGGGAAATCCTCGGCCCTAAGTATCTTGGGCGTAAGATAAACGAAGCTAAGAGCAACAAAGTCGAAGAGGTCATAGATACACCCACAGGACCTAAGTCAGAAACATTCTATATACCAGAATACCCGTTCCCGTTTTTCCGTGGGGAAGGCGGGGGTATATGGCGTAAGCCACCAAAGGGCGACGGCGACGAAGCGGAGCCTATCCTAGTATACCACAACGACATCTACATCGTGAAGCGTATGAAGGACAGGAAGATGGGAGAAGTCCTAGTCTTCCGCCGCCACCTACCGCTCGATGGAGTAGAAGATTTTTCGGTGCCCCTTAACGAGGTGTCCTCGAAAGACCTACTTCGCAAAGCTATATCAACATACAGCGTAGCTATTCACCCTAAGAAGTTCGACATGTTCATGGACTACGTGATGCTGTCGGTGAACGCTACGCAGAACACAGGAAAGTTAGAAATCATGCGTAATCAATTTGGATGGGCAGACAACAACAGCCGCTTTGTCATCGGCGATCAAGAAGTTACTCGGGAGGGTATGCTCTATAGCCCACCTTCGGCAGTCACAGCGCCACTAGCACGGTATATGGGGCCGGTAGGCTCACTGGATAAATGGAAAGAAGTGTGGTCGCTGTACGGACGCCCCGGGTTGGAAGGCCATGCCTTCGCCGCGCTTAGCGCCTTTGGTGCTCCACTCTTGAAGTTCCTTAAGCAGTCCGGTGCTGCCATCAACCTCGTAAGTCCTGAGTCCGGCACGGGTAAGACAACCATCGCTCGTATGGCTATGAGTGTCTATGGGCACCCCACCGAACTTATTGCTAAGAAGTCAGACACGCTGAACGCAAAGATGCAGTGGTTGGCCATCATGTGCAACCTGCCATATTGTGTGGACGAAATCACCAATATGAGCGCTGATGATTTCTCTGAGTTGGTTTACGGTATGTCCCAAGGTAAGGGCAAAGAACGTATGACCGCGGGTGGCAACGAGCTACGTATCAACGAGACCACGTGGCAGACTATCTCGATATGTACGTCGAACGCATCGTTCTATGAAAAGCTGTCTATCCGCAAGGATAGCCCTGACGGGGAGATGATGCGCCTGATCGAGTACCGTATTAGTCAGACGGATGCCATTAGCACCGAAGAAGGCAAGCAGATGTTCGACCAGCAGCTGATGGATAACTACGGCCACGCTGGGCCCATCTTCATGGCCTATGTGCTAGATAATATGGAGGAGGTTCTCGAAGCATGTAAGAACATCCAGTCTCGGCTTGACCTGCAGCTACGTCTAACACAGCGTGAACGCTTCTGGTCCGCTGGCGTTGCCGCTAACATCACGGCAGGTTTTATCGCCAAGATGCTGGACCTAATCGACTGGAATATGAACGATATATACCAGTGGGCATGCAACATGATTATCACGCTGAGACAAGAGATTGAGCCGCCAGCGACGGACACAAGCCAAATCATCGGGGACTTTGTGAACCGCCACATCCAGAACACGCTCGTCGTAGACGACCAAGTGGACAGCCGTTCTAACATGGAGGTTAAACCGAAGATGGAACCGAAGGGCGAGCTAATCATTCGGTATGAACCTGACACCAAGATGCTGTTCTTTGCAGCTAAGAAGTTCAAGGAGTACTGCGTCCAGTTCCAGATTAACTACAAGGAAACCCTGCGTAGGCTAAAGAACGACGGTGTATACATAAGGAGCGACACTAAGCGGATGTCGAAGGGCATGAGGATTAACACCCTCGGCGTACAAGCACTATTCTTCGACACGTCGGTCAACGGCTTCATGGATGTAGAGGGCTTATTGCCTGTGGAGATCAGGGATGAAACTGGAGGGAGTTAGCTACGAGGTTAACTGGAGAAAGTTCAAACGAGGGACATCTATATTCTTCCCCTGCCTAGACCCCAAACGCGCTAAGGCACAAGTCCTAGTGGTTACCAAGCGCCTGAAGCTCAAGGTGTTGATAAAAGCGGTGATCGAAGACGGTATTAGGGGTTTACGCGTCTGGAGAATATGAGTATATACACCCTTGGAAGTTTGCTCCTTCCGTTAGGCACACTTTAACCCCCGGTTGCTCACTCAGCCGGGGGTTTTTATTTTTCCGGTGCGGCTGCTTGAATACCCGGCAGTGCAAACGGCGCTTCCTTCTTAGTGAAGGTTGAACCGCGCATCTGGAGGTCCCGCTCACGCTTGAACGCGTCGTAGGAGTTCTGAACAGTTTCTTCCGTAACAACCAGTGGCTCGACGGGGTGCTTTTTGTTGTATTCCACGAGCTTACGCCCTGCCGCGTCCATGTCGGTACGGTCTCGACTACCGTTTGTTTCGAAGTTGTACATCGCTTCGTTGAGGTCCCGTAGAAGCGACGTGCGTTGTTTTTCCGCGGTAGCGAATAGTTTGTTCCGCGCAGCGCGCTCCTTCTGGATTTGCGCTAGTTTTGTGGAGCCGAAGCCGGAAAGCTGAGCACCCAGTTGCGAAGAGGTTATCTCTGACTTAGCCAGCATCGGTAGTTCGCCGCGTGTTTCCGCGCCTTCTTCGGACAAACGGTACGTAGTAGCTACACCCTTAAATGCAGCGGGGAGAACTTTCTCCAGACCGCGAACTACGTCACCTTTATACATGTCGGTGAGACCTTCACCGATGCCGGTAATTAGCGAGAGTCCCGGCACGTTAGCTTCGAGTGTCCGGAAAATAGTTTCACTAGTGGTATCCGCCGGTTTACCTTCACGGAACCAGAGACCATCAAAAGTAGTACGTGATCCGATGTTAATGTCGGATAGCTCGGATATTGGGCCATTTACCAATATGTCGCTCAAGCGGTGCTGCAAGCCATCTATACCCGGAATGGTAATTTCCCCGAACTTACTAGGCATAAACTCGTACCGGAACCTGTAGTCAGAGTCGTTAGCGGTATAAGGGTTGCGCAGACGGCGAAGCTGCGCCTCCTCGTCATCATCGTCAGCCTCAAGCATATCTATGATAGTAGCAATAGTGCTATACAGCGGGAAACCAGTTATGCCGTGGAACAAACCACCCATAAGCAAGACGCCCGTCAGTTCGTTCATGGCCTTTAGCCGGTCTTCGACAGACAGAAAGCCTGTCTTGCCACCCGTCAAAATGCGACGGAAGTTGTTATAGAAGAACGTAGTGGTGTTAACGGCGTACTGCTTAAAGAGAAACAACGCACGGCCAACGTCAGTACCCATCAAACGAGGGCGGTTGAAGTCGCTGTAGTTACCCAACGTATCGTTTACGACCCCCACTGCCTTATCAACAGCAGCGTCGAAGTCTTTAGATTTGTTGTACTCCAACTCGAAAGCCATCATAAAAGCTATTTCGCGGGTGATACGCTCCGAGGTGTTAAACAACACGGACATGCCGTTTATCGTGGACTCAGCAAGCTGTCCCGGAGTATACTTAGAAGCTCGGTCGGGCGTAGCTCGACTATCGAGAATACCCGCTACCTGAGTTTCAAAGACAGAACGCTCGTCACGAGCCATGGCAAAAGCCCGCTTTAGTACCGGGTTGGACCGCACAAACTGAGACTCACCGACAGTAGGTCCAGTATAGGATAGCTCCCCGTCGTCTTCCTCGACGATACCTATAGAGTCCCATATCTTGGAATACTTAGCCAGCATGATCGAAGACTTGGCGTAGCCGTAATCAGTCCATAGGCGCGGCATCACGCGGACAGGTATACCCGTTGTTTGCGCTACTGCGGTAGCAGCAGAGGTAAGGAACCAAACAAACGCAGCGCGGTTCAGTCTCGTGACAACGCGACCCGGTTCCTCTGGATTTATCTGCTCTAGTGCACGCTCTCCGATTTCCACGACGAAGGACTCAAGGCGCGCAGCTTCATCTAGCGGGAAGCCATCAAGGGAAGCCTTCGCTTCTTCGATAGTGTTTTTAATACGCTGAGTGTACCGTAGACTGGTAAGCTGGTTAGCGTACTGAAAAGCAGTGGTTTTAAAGTTGCGGAACACATCTGCGCTAAAACCCGTCACGTTATCAGCGTGTAGGAATTGCTTGCGGATGCTCCGCTCAGGCAGTGTCATCAGGTAAACTTGGTATATCTGGTCTTTAATAGCGCTTACATCGACCTTGCCTTGGGTAGACGCTTTGTTGATGACCGAGAATATCTCCTGCAACATCCCGCTCTCTTCTTGGAAATTTTCCCGCAGAGAAGTGATGTCGTTACCAATCCGGAATATACCATCGGTCCGAGGTACCTTTAGCTCGCGGGCGCGTTTGCGCAGAAAATTGTTACGTGCCCGCGCGCTTTCAAAAGCATAGAACTCACGCCCAGCATCCCCCTTGCCGACACGTAGCCAGTAGTCGCCGTAACGCTTAAAGGGAAAGTACTGCTCAGGAAAAATCGCTGGGTCAACATCAGGAAACTCGTCGTCGGACGACTCTAGCTTACTTACGCGTTCTTTCTCCCGCTCAAGGCGCACGGCCTTCAAAAGAGCTTTCTTAGAAGCGGGGTCGATATCCAGCTTTTTGATTTGCTCGTCGAGCAGTGTGCGTGTGGTGCTGAGCATATCTTTGTAGTAGTCACGTATCTCTACGTATTGCTTATGCCCATTTTCTTGCTTACCTAGCTCTTCCCACAGGTCGTACACCTCTTCGATCTGCGTCCGACGTTGGGTCAACTTGCCTTTAAAAGCAGCTTTTTGTTTAGGTGTAGCGGCTTTGTCCGCAATCAAAGCTTCATATCGCCGTACAACAGGGTCGTTAACAAGGGCGTCCGCCACTGTGTCATGGGCAGTCGGGTCCACACGATTTAGACGCGCAAGATGCATAGTGCTGCCCAGCACCTTTTGGCCGTTCTTACCCACGAACTTGGCGAAGCGCTGTGATATCTTAGCGAACCCACTGAGGTAAGCATTACGTTCTGCTCGCGCTTCATCTTCGAGAGTGGCTATACGCCGCAGGGCGGGCACTTCGCCTTCTTTCCATGCAATAATCCCGTCGGAGGGTAGCGCGTACAAGATACGTTTGAGCATAGTATCGCCAATAGCGTTGTAGCGATCCTTCAGGCCGCCGAGGAAATCAGCAGCAGTGTGCCCTTCGATGGTGGTGCCAATACCTTCATCCAATATGCTCTTTGTCTCCGCACGGACGTCTCCATCGGGAAAGTCTTGGGCGGCGTTTGACAGCTGCACTTTACGCAAGCCCCGACTAATTTTCTTGTCGGATTTCTCAGCCTTCTTAGCTATTTTCTCAGCTTTAGCTGCCTTACGTTTTTGGAACCGTGTGCTTGCCGGTCCGGCTTTATTACCTTCGCGCACGGCACGGTCATGGGCCATCGCAAGAATAGTGGTAATCTCCGCGTCAGAAAAAGCTGCCTTGATGCGCATACGACGAGCAAAGTCTTTTACGATAGCAGCTAACTTAGCAAACATACTCGCTTCGATCCGCCCTGCTTCAGACCGCTGTGCAAGTACTTCCTCGACTGCACGGGCAAGTGGGTCTGTATCTCCGCTATAAGCGTTTGGGTTTTGCGCACGCCAAGCGTCGGTCTCGGCCCGTAGGTTACGGTTGGTATCATACATACCCCGCATCATCTTATCCAGACGCTGCCGAAACTGCTTCGCAAGACCGATATGACCCAGCGTTTCATGGAAAAGAGTAGCTATGGCTTCTTCAGCAGTGTTGAGGTTATCAGCCACGATATAGACGTTACCGTCAGTATCCACTACGCCAGAAGGACTTAGCGCCTCTCCGCTAGTGATAGCCCCTTGAACTGAAGCAGGTAAGTCAGCCACCGACTGGACAACACTTGGTGCTTGCACGCCTGTGCGTTGCGCTACAGCTGCTACAATGGGAGTAACTTGGTCTACCGTGATATTACCGGGTTCACCGGGACGGAAGCGTTCGCCACTTATGGCCCGTTCAGCATATCGGGTCTTAGCCCCTTCGAGGACCGCACGAATTTCTTCGACTGGTTTACGACGGCTTTCAGTGGCAGTGGCAAGGAGGTTGTATGCCTTATCGTCTATCTGTTGCCCAACCTCTTCGTCCCAACGTGCAGTTTCAATCTCCTCAAGGAGAACGTCATAAGGGTCGGTTTCCGGCGCTACTTCCTCAACGGGTGCAACAGCTACCTCAGGTGCGATCTCTTCGGCTACTGGTGCGGGCTCAAGTGCGACCTCTTCGGTTACTGGCGCAACTTCTTCGGTTGCTAGCTCACGCGCTGCAATCTCTTGCCGCAGGGTTGCCTCGGCTTCAGCGTCCGCAGCTTCTTGTGCTGCTAGTTCTTGACGTCGCGTATCGACATAACCTTGTACATCTTCCTGTACAGCTACATCGGGCGCAGCCACTATCTCAGGCGCAGCCGCTATCTCAGGCGCAGCCGCTATCTCAGGCGCAGCCGCTATCTCAGGCGCAGCCGCTATCTCAGGCGCAGCCGCTATCTCAGGCGCAGCCGCTATCTCAGGCGTAGGTGCAGGCGCAATGCCCACTTCACGCGCGCTTGCTTGGGCTATCGTTGGGATGGAGTCAGGGGCGGGGGCAGTGACTGATTTAATCGCAGCAGCAACAGGAGCTGCAGCTTGCACATCTAGTGGAGGAGCTGCAGGTGCAGCCTCAACAGTAGCCGCAGGAGGCGGAGGTGGGGCAGCAAACTTCTTGCCAGTAACCGCTTCCAGCGCAACCACGGGGTCACCACCATGCTTACCATTCGCAAGCTGGTTCTTAGCCATATCAAACTGCTTTTGGTCAACGTCGTTCACATTGACGAGGGGATTATTGAGTATCGTGTCGTTCAGTAGCTGCCTAGCCGTGTCAACGCGTGTAGTCAGCTTGACTTTCTTATCCGCAAGGATGTTCTTAGCTTCGTCTAGTGCACCGACTCCCGCGTCCGTGCCAGTTGTAGGAACTGATACGCCAGAAACAGACTGCTCCAGTCCTCCTCCGACAGTCTCTCCAACGTCTGCAGCACCCGGTGCGGATGATGCGGTTCCGATATCAGCAGCAGCGCCTGCTCCACTTCCTCCGAGGTCATCCACTCCGGTATCAGCATCAGCGACATCTATAGCTCCTTCCGCAGCTTCAAGGTTACGACGTGCAACCGCTTCAGCGACTTCTTGCTTCATGTTATATGCGGTGCGTAGGCGAGCGACCTCTGCTTCAAACGCAGCTTCTTCCGCTGGCATGCCCGCACGAAGCGCGGCAGTCTCAACCCGCTTAGCTACATTTTCTTCCTGACGCGTTAACCGTCGGTCACCAAAGCCTTCAGTCGCACCTGCCACTGCACCTAGACCCGCGCCAGCAATACCTTCAAGCGTACCGGAACTAACCACGCCGCGCATGGTGTCAACGTCAAAGCCTTCGCGTTGAAGAGCGAGGTTCGTGGCAAGTTGTTCTTGTGCTCCCTGAACAAACTCAGGGACACCTTCCTTAGCTGCGACACCCAATGCACGGCGACCTACGCCTTTAGCAGCTGCCTCTCCAGCTTCCGCTGCGGCAAGACGCCCAAACACACGCTGGCCTACCACCCTAGATAGAGCGCCTTCAATACCAGAAACACCTGATACCGCGCCTAAGCCGCCGCTAAGTAGGATTTGACCAAGGTTTTTCCCACTATATGCTTGCGCTGCGTCGGCAAGTGCTTCGGCCTTAGCTTCTGGTACACCTGCTTTTATATATTCTTCGCGCACTGCGTCATATATAGCGTTCTTAGCGGTACCTAGCCCCATGACGCCGCCGACGAGAGCACCTGTACCCCCAACAACAGCGGCAGGAGCACCCGCATAAGTAGCAGCGGCAGTAGCCCCTATGGGTGCCGCCGCCGTACCAAAAGCCTGTGTAAGTGTATCAATCGGAGCTACAGCAAAGGCATTAATACCTGCGGCCACCTGCTGAAGAACGCCTTTGTTTTCGGCTTCTTTTAAGATTTTAGACTGCTTTTGTGCATCCTCTTTAGAGGACGCAGACATATATTCGTCAACCATCCCCTGCACATCTTTGATTGCTTTACGGACTTTTGTCCCTGCACCCGCAGCACCAGCGATAGCCTCAATACCGGCCCCGGTGCCTTTCATAATCCCCATGGGTATATCAGCTAAAAAGGCAAGTGGTTTACCTACAAAAGGTATTTTCTCTAACGCTGTCTCTTTTACGGGTGTTGGCTGCGCAGCTTGGGTTTGAACCTTTTTCTTTGGTCGGCCTTTAGCCAGATGGTCTGCAATCTGCTCAAAGGAGTAGCCAGCAGCCTGCGCACCTTGGACATCGAATTTATGCTCGCCCGCAAGGAAATAGGCTATTTGCGCGTCAGAGTATCCGGCCCTACGCGCAGCATCTATATCAAAAGTGCGGGGCATTTAGTAAACTCCTGCAAACTTACTCAGACTATTATTAGCCTTCTTCACCGTAGAACGTCTCTATGGGTACCAACGACTGCCCGGTAAGTAGAGGTGCTGGTGTCTTGCTGGATGCCCTACCCTCTGTAAAGGTTGTATACCCAGCCCCAAAATCACCCTTACCTAACCGATCAATAATACGCTCTGTGCTGGATGGAGCGTATGCCGCCACTTTTGCGGCCTGCAGTGACACTAGCTGACCTGCCCTCTGCGTAGCATTTGACATCTTAGCGATAAGTAATTGGACGGCATCACTCCGCTTCGCAAGCTCTATCTGAACAGCACGGTCTTTCATAGCTTCGGCTAGCGTACCATATTTCATGGTCATTTCCATAGCCAAATTCGCAGCTTCACGAGCGGACTTGTTGCTTATTCCTTCCTGTTCAGCCAACGACTTAACCGCATCACGCACTTCAGCACGCTGCTCCTTGACCCCAGCCTCAAAACCGGGCAGCGCCGCACCGAGACCTGCGGTAGCAGATTGCAGTATAGAGCCCGGTGCATTTGCCATCGCAACCCCTGCCCTAATCATCGCCATATTAATATTTTCTTTGCGGCGCTTCTTTTGCTCTCCCTCGTCGAGGGACTTTTCAAGCTCCTTAGTCAGTCGGTCGCTGTACTTGGTCTGCTGGTTAGCCATCGCTTTAATCGCTGCCAAGTTATCCTTGGGCGCTCCTGACACACCATACATAGATGCCGGGATGCCTTCAAAGGTTGGGAGTTTAATCGGTATCGGGGCTTTAGCAGCTCCCTGACCAGATACGACAATCTCATTAGTTGCGCTCGCAGGTGGGACATATTCGCTGTCTAGCTGAGCTAGATATGCCTTTTCTGCTTCTTCTGCTGCTATTTCTTCCGGTGTTTTTTCCTTAACAGGGCCACCCTCAAAAAACGCAACCATGCCGCCACCTGCGTAGCCGTCGTCGAAGCCACCGTTGGTAGGCTCATCAAACATAGTGTCAGGTACGGGTAAAGTAGCTAAACCACCTTCGGCCATACCTTGAGGAGGCGGAGCCATACCCATATCTTGAGGAGGCGGAGCCATACCCTGCGGTGGAGGGGCCATAGGAGGCGGAGCACCCATACCTTGCGCCGGAGCGGGCGGAGCACCCATAGGCGGAGGGGCTCCCATAGGAGCCATTTGTGGTTGGCCACCACCTAGAACTTGTTGCGCAACAGACGGTGCCTGCCCAGCTTCCATAACCTGTGCGGAACGCATACGGTCAATAAACATACCGGCAAGTACGGCAGCAGTAGGGTCAACGACGCCCATTTGCGCAGCTTGCGCAATACGCTGCTTGTTACCAGCATACTCTTTAGCGATGTCTTCTGGTGCTTGAATGCTGAACGGCTTAGCCAACTTATATCTCCTTAACCGGATAACGACCTATACGCACCGAGCGCACCTAAGCCGGTACCAAGTACCTGAGAAGCCATAGATGGGTTCTGGCCATACGTAATGTTGGTCGTGTTAAGACCTACAGGCAGACCGCGTAGCAGATTGCTCATATACCCCAACTGCTCGATAGGATAGTCACGTTGACGCAGGAAGTCAGCATAATACTGGTCGAGCCGCTGCTGTTCCATAGCCTGTGCTTGTGATGCCGCCGTAGTCTGCGCGCCAAGCCGCTGCAAGTCAGCCTGCTGCTGGTACTGCCCAAGGTTACCAAGGGTCTGCGCCATCTGCCCAGTCTGCCCGAAGGCAGCCAGTTGGTTCTGTGCACCAAACTGGTTCGACTGTTCCGCGAGGCGCTGCGCTTCAAGCGCCGCCTGCTGGTTAGCAAGCAAGCCCTGCATACCTGTCTGAGTGCCCAACTGCTGTGTACCAAGAGCCGCCTGTAGATTGCTTTGGCCCACTTGTAACCGTGATTGTTGGTTAGCGAGGGCTGCACGAAGTGCTTGGTCGGCGTTCATACCCTGTGTCTGCAGCTGTGCTGCAAGGTTCTGTACGTTGGCTTGGCTAGATGCGTCCAAGTTAGCAAGGGCTGCGCGTAGTCCGGTCTCAGTACCCAACTGTTGCGTGCTAAGTTTAGACTGCAGGTTAGCCTGTTCCGCAGCCTGCCGAGCTTGTTGCTCAGTGTTAAACTGCTGCATAGCTGCGCCATATGCACTCTGCATGCCTTGCGCTTCGATATCGCCCATCTGTTGTCCAAGGGCACGTTCACGCTCTGTGGCAGCGAGAAGTTGGCGGGCACCGCCATAAGTACCCTGACGCGCAGCGCCGAGGTCTTGAGCTAACTGCCCCTTGCGGGCATCAGTAACCGCTTCGCGCTTCTGTACGTCGAGCACGTTGCGCATATATGGCGACATATACCGCTCAGTCATACCCTGTTGGGTTACGCTGTCTGGGGCAGCCATCTGATATGCAGTGAGTTCTGGTTTAAACTGCGTCTGGGCAGCCTGCATCTGCGGAGCATTATATTTACCCGCTACGACATCCCCAGCGTCTTGCATCCGGTACTGCTGCAGTTCAGGCAACCCGACTTGTTGCGCAGTAAACTGAGCAGGTGTGTAATTAGCAGCGCGAAGCGAACCCTGACCGGCAAGTGCAGCAAGCCCCGAAGCGTCTGCAAACTGCTTGGGCGCTGTCATGTCGAGGTAGTTCTGCTGGATTTGTTCCTGAGCAGGCGTAAAGCCAGCGATCCGCTCGTACTTATACGGGGAATAGCCTTCGTTAGACCACGCCTGCGTACGCTGCATCACATTCTCAAAATACGGTCTTGCGTATTCCGGTATGGTGTTTGTAGTCGTGTTTACAGTCTGTTGAGTTGGTGTACTAGAACCGCCAGCCATAACTTACTCCTGTATATCCAATGGTAGCTCGAATGACTGTAGGGCAGACTTGTACCCCTCATCCCGAAACACCCGTTCCCAACCTACACGCCCATGCGCTTCTATCGCGTCACACTTATTGTCCTTAGCCCATTTACGGAGCATGTCCAACATAGGCTTTTTCCATGTTGGGCTTTCCTTACCGCCGCACATCTCTAAGGAGAGGTAACGCTTACGCGGATAGTCTATGAACCGAGTTATTACGGCGCCCTTTATATCATCACCGTCAAAAGCAATCCATAGCGGATAATCATATTCTAGTATGAGACCTAGTACGTCTTCGGTCTCATATTTACCTCGGCTGTGGGCAACGGCATCTCGCACATACTGCTCTACCTGTGGCCATATGTTAGGCACAAGCTCTTTGGGCACAGCAGATATCAGGACTTCACTCATGCTAGCCCCTTAGCAAGCTTCGTGTCTTGTCCACGCCCAGCGCGTTTGCGTGCTTTGTGGGCCTTTTCCATCATGGCATAGAGCTTCTGCGTACCGCGCTTCGCACTACCACCGCCAAGGCGCTTTACAGCTTTGGGTTGGAAGATAACTTCGTCGCGGGCTACGCGTGCTTCTTGTTTGCCACCGATCCGTGCAGGGACAGAGTCGCTTACCCCATCACCGCGACCGCGCACTGGCTGGCCGCCTAGCCGTTGAAGGAGTTCAATACCAGCGTTGCTGCTACCGTTACCGAGTTCTGAAACTGTGCGGGCGTCAACTACAAAGGCTCCGTTATGCATGTTTACCGGTCCCCCTGCAGCAAGTTCTGGGTTGTTAGGCATACCAAACTCTGCATTGCCGCCACCGCCACCGCCATATTGCTTAGCGAGCGCATCAAAGAACGCATCTGTGCCGATAAGTGATGCTAGGTTAGCATTTGGGTTAGTCTGCACTGCACCTGCGGAAGGCCCAAAGCCGAAGTCCATCTCGCCGCCTACGTTTCCGGTATCCATAACGGTACCTGCATTCGGGTTAGGTTGCCGGTTAGCCTGCTGGTTATAGATGTTCATGTACGGACTGTTTAGGTCAAAGCCTGCAAGGCCATCAAAACCTGTATAACCCCTATTGCTGGCAGGTCCCGCTGTGTTGGCGGGTCCTGCTGTGCTGGTAGTTTTAGGTAGACCAAAATCTAATTCCCCACCAGTACCGGTAGTTGTTGAGGCAGGTGTCGTAGTAGAAGGCGTGGTGGTACCAGCGGCAGCGGCAGCGGCAGCGGCGCGGGCCGCAGCATTAGCTTGTGCGGCAGCACGGATACGCTCAGAAGGCGAACCACCAACATAAGTACGTGAAGCAGTGATTGCTCCGGGTGATGTTTGGTAACGTGCAGTAGCTTCTGGTAGCTTTGCAAACAGTTCCGAACCCATGGTATATGGGTCGCGCTTATCAGTGACGAAGTCATCCTTCTGCGTGAACTTCGGCGTGTACAGGTCTTTAAGCGTCTGTACACCGGGGCTATCGTATGTAGCACCGGGTATATCTGGACGGTCGGTAAGCGTCGCACCTGTACCGGTACCCGGAGTTACACCGCCTCCGCCTCCGCCGCCGCCTCCGCCGCCGCCTCCATCCGTAACTGTGGAGGGTTTATATACTTGAGGTTTATCGTCTATAGCAGGTGCAGCAGGGGGTTTAGCCCGCGCAATCAGGTCATCAAGCGCTGCTATATCATTGCTAAACAACGTCTGAAACTGACCACGGTGTAGCTTTTGGTTACCGAGAGCACTTTGCAGCCCACTTGTTATCGTCTTTGCAAAATCAGTATCAGCCGCTCCCGCTGCCTTCAGCGCTGCTAGCTTCGCATCAAACGTCTTCGCATAGTCGCTACGGTCAAACCCAAGGTCGTCAAGTGGGTTATCGGGGTTATCAATAGGACCACCCTCTGCGTAGCCACGGCGCTCACCGGACGCAGTCAGGTAGCCGATTGGGTTGACTTCATCGAAGAACTGGATTTCGCCCTCGCCTTCAACCCTAGGGTCAAACTTGCGCGGTATTGTGCGGTACGGACCTTCGTACTTGAACTGATAACCCTCTTCGTCGGGATTGAAAGGTTTGTATGTAGGCTGCGAGGCATCCGAAATACCACTTAGTACACCCATACCCGCGATCATCGGAGCGTTCTTAGCAATGATACCGGGAGTACCAGCAGGGAGGCCAGCACGTGCAGCAGCACCGAAGTTTTGAGCCAGACCAGCAAGACCCGTTTTAGCTGCTGTAGTACCAGCAGTGTTGGCCAGCATACTGTCCGCCGCAAGGTCACGCGCAAAGTTAGCAGATGATCCAAAACCCCCAGCGGTCGATCCCGCTGCTGTTGACGCTAGTTTAGTTCCAGTAGCCGCAGGTGCGAGACCACCAGCAAGCGAAGCGCCGCCATATGCTTGGAGACCGGCCATCAGACCTTTCGAGAGGCTACCTGTTTTAGCGACAGAGCCAGCAGCAACAAGGCCAGCAGCAGCAAGGGGGCCGACACCGGGTATAAAGTTAAGTCCGATACCAAGGAGTGTAGGTAACAGCTTCTTGAGGAAGCCAGCTTCAGGAAGGCCAGTCTCTGGGTTAATAGTAAGTGAGCCACCATGCGCCATAGCTAGGCCTTGGAGGCTGTTAACCTCGCCGGGTGTCATATGGACAAGCATGGAGTCATCGCCACGACCGTAGCTCTGAAGCTCCTTTGCCATAGGATTAGCAGTCACAGAGAGACCACCCTGCGCAGGGAGGCCACCAGACATACCCGGAACTTGCTGACCAAGCACGGGAGGATTACCCATAGTAGGCCTCATGCCACCTACCGGTGTATATGTTGGCGGAGCCGTTTGTACGTCCATCATGCTAATTCCTACCTTATCCCGTCGCTTATAGCATCAACTCAAACAGAAGTCACGGTCTGCCATGCAGACCCATTATAAACACATAACTTACCTAATGTCGTATCAAATACCACCCACCCAGCGCTAGGGGTAAGCGCATTTTTTTCAGTGGTAGTTACGTTCTTTGTAGCAAATATCCCACCTACAAACTCATCGGCTGTGTATTTTTGCGCGTTGTTCGGTGTGCGTGAGTCCAACTGCGAGAAATAAGTTTCGATTACGCGGATAACCTGCCGTATATATTGCGCATCATATTCCGCTGGGGGGTTGGGCAGCGGGGCAGCGCGGAACCTGTCGAGTGCCATTAGCGACGTCCATCAGGGCGAGCATCCAAGCGCGGTGCGCCTAACTGCCACTGTACCCCAAGTTGATCGGAACTAATTTTTAGCGCCATCTGACGCGCACGTGCGCGAACAAAGACCTGATCTGTATACTGGTTTACCGACGATGTTATTACGCGCTGGGCATCCGCAGGGTCGATAGAAACCGGAGCACCGGGGAAATTACGTGGACGTACAGTAAGTGTTACTTCAGCAGCCGTAGCGGTAGAAGTCGCAAAGCTAATGTCTGGTAGTATACGCCGAGTAAGCATGAACTGATCGCCGTCATCGAGGTCAAAGTCAGACGACTGGATGTAGCTAACCATTGCGATGTCGTCGTCATTAATGCCGTTCTCATGGTCATAGAGAGACCCAACCGAAGTACCGCCCGGAGTATTTGCACCTTGTGGGTAGTAGCGTACAGCGGTGTCGAGCCATGCCGTACGGTCAATCGTGCCGTAATACCAGATACGCTCCAGATGGTTATAAACCACATAGGCATTATTGTAGTCCGAGTCTGCGGTGGGGTAGAACCACCAGACTTCGTTCCACTGCTCATTGGTGCCGCATACTACTTGGTCGGACTGGTTGAGGTTGAAGTTATTAAACACGTGGTTACGCAAGGTGCAGGGTAGCGTCTCGACGCGACCGGTATAGGCATAGAACTTATCCTGCCCCATCCAGTAGGTAATGTTAGCCGCTGTAGTCACCGCCCGTGACGACATGATGGAGATATTATCCGCGTACTCCTGCAGACCAAACACGTCGGTCGTACCTAGAAACTGCAGGGTGTACAGGTGGCTGTCTGTCCAGACTAAGATTTCCTGCCGTGTAGGTAGAGCGCGCACGATGCGTGAACCACGAGAGACACGTAGGAAGCCAGCGGTATTAGTAACTGTAGGGGTCCAGTCACCCGGCGTATCTTGGTCAGCCCAGCGGATCAACAACGGGTCAAAATCATCTGGGTCGGTAGACCCGAACGGCACAGCACCAAAGGCAATGATGTGCTTATCCTGCTGGGATACCAGCAACTGCATAATCTTAACGGGAACCGACGCTGCCGTAAATCCTTTAGCAGTCGCATAAGCTGACAGGCTAATAGCCCGAGTACCCAATGCATTCTGTGGGTCAGTTGTTACGCCGCGCTCCCACCAGTAACCTTCACCGTTACGGATATTCATCACGAGGTCGTTGTCGAAGTTGTCAAACCACCAGTCGCGCTGCGGCAATACTATCGGTTGGTCAGCACCTAGACCCCAAGCGTTACGACCCCATGTGCCCACACCCCAACCATAACCGTATACGGTAATTGCGTTACCGGGGTTAATCTCCATCTGCACGACAATAGCAGTGCCGCCCCCACCAGTAACAGTAGATGTCGCAGCGGTAGCTACTTCGATAGTGAACGAGAAACCGCTGATAACTGAGGTGATGCGATGGTTGGCATTAAGTTCCGAAGCGGGGATACCGCCTACGGCCCCCGAAACACCTGAAATCTGCACGTAAGCACCAGCTACAGCATTGGTTGCAGTAACCGTAGTAATCGTAACCGTGCGTGAACCATTGGTCGTATATACGCAGTTGTCCGAGTTTGTGGTACTAACTGTCGTACGGATGGGCGTGATATCGTAGAAATAACCCCCAACCTCAATGTAGACCTTCTCATCGGTACCTACAGCAAGGAAGTCATCTGTGAACGTAGTGACCCAGTTCCACATCTGACGGCAAGTACCAATAAACGTACGGGGGGTAGCCTTAACCCACCCGCCTAGCTTCTCAGGGTAACCTGAGCGGAACCTGATCTTGTCGCACTCATACCAGCCGCCCTCGTTGGAGTAGTCGGTCTGATCGCGGTTTACACCGGGTTTGAACTGGAGCTTGATAAAGGCCATGAGCGCTCCGCTATACGAGATATGTTATAGTTAATGAACCGCCGGGAGGGACGTTTATTGTGTATGTAGTTCCGGGGATTACGGTTATATTGGTATACGTTGTGGTAGCGGGGGCGACCGCTGTACGGTAGGGTACGCTGCCTGTAAGTGTACCCCCAGCAAAACTTAAACTGAAAGCACTTGCGCTACTGCCGTTATTCCCAAGTACCCGGTAAGTAGCAACAACGTACCAACCGAAATCACCCCCAGACGTAAGCTGAGAATACAAAATATTCCCCGACGAAGGGTGACTACCACGTTGCACTTTTATAGCCGTGTTACCTACAATCCAGAATGCTGGCCCGTAAGTTATGCTACTATACCTATCGGCGGAGTCCACAAAATACTGCGGGCTTGGAAGCGATATATAGTTAGTTCCTACGTTACCCGAGATAATAGACTCAATATTATTTGCTGCTGCATCGAGCGTGCCCCACTGCGCATAAGGTGCCGTAGGTTGTGGAACTCCCGCAAAAGAAGCGTAAGCGTATCCCGTTTCACCGAACGTCTCGGAGTCAGCTGTAGCAGCGCCTCCATACCCAGATGCAACCTCTATACGCGAAGTAGGCGAGACCCACGACGTGGTAGAAGTGAACGTCTCACTAACGGATTTACGCGCTCCGGCACCTTTTGTAGCCGCAAACACTAGAAGTTCTGCCCGAAGATAGCTCCGTAGGTGTTGGTGCCGTCTTGAATAAAAGTGAAAATGTCAATCTTATTGTTAGTACTTGTAGGTGTCGGAGTTAGGTTTGAACTCCACTTAAGCGTCGATCCGCCCGCCCATGTCAGAGTGTGAGTGCCGCCATACTGCACCATGATGACAAACGACTTACCCGCAACTGAGGCAGGTAATGTGATGGTGGTATTAGCATTAGTCGTGAAGCGCTGCACGGTGCCATTAGCTAGTGAAACAGTGAACGAAGAACCCGCCGCAGGCGCAAACAGCGTCTCGACGTAGTTAGTCACCGTAGGGTTAGTCAGCGCTTGATCGACGATGGGCGAAGCAACAGTAAGGGACGTCAGGTGAGTAGTCGTGGCTACTACGTTTGTGCCGTCGTTGTAGACCCACAGTGTCTTACCCGCTGGAACTGCGATACCTGTGCCGGTAGCATTCTTAATTGTAATTGCATCAGCACAGTCGTTCTGTACGATGTAGACCTTTTCGATAGCAGGCACGATGAGGTTGCGAGCGCCACCAGTGGTCCCTGTGCAGCGTAGGCGCACGTTGCGCGCCGTCTGCGAAGCATTTGTATTAGTTAGCGCCAGCGTTACGTTACCACTGGAGAAGGTCACATCAGCAGAGCCAACGATAGCTTCCTCGATAGCCACACCAAGGTTGTCGTTCGTGACGTTACCCCACGTGGTATTGTTCTCACCTGTGGCCATTAGCTGAATTTTAAGATTGCTATAGGTACTTGGCATGTTCAGTCCTTACGTGGGGATTTGCACCCAATTCGGTGTTTGGTTATCATTGATAATGCTCCACACTAAAGTGCTTTTAACTCGTGCTGCGGCTTGTACACCAACAACGTCTACATTACAAATACCCCCTGCAATAGGGGTTCCTACCTGACCGGTAGCGGTAACGCCCGACACAAATACGCGTTTAAACACCCCAGTGGAAACCGAGTTGAGTAGAGCGGAAGCTTGTAGGCCAGTTACGCTGGTAAGTACGCTACTCGAAACAATCACCGAACCTACCGCACCTGACGCAACCACACCAGAAACCGGCACAGGCTTATTTACCGCTACATTAGCGGTACCTATAACACCTTCAGCAGATACTGAGGTAAGTGCAGTGGAAGCTAGCGCCCTTATGGACACAGAACCAACAAGACCTTCTGCCGATACAGAAGATGCCACGGCGCTGTTATCGGCTACAACTGATACGGTACCGATAAGACCAGTACCAACGTCGTCGTTAGGGTCTACTGATATACCGCCGTCAGCAGCTACGCCTACACCATCGTCGATTACATTAAGCTCAAATCCGACTAACGTAACGACTACCGACTGCTTACCTGCAGCATCGGAAAAAGCCGTAGTGGCGAAAGGAGAGAAACCGAACATTATTTAGCCTCCCTCCTTCCTATAGTTAAGGGTTTAGGTTAGTCTTAGTTGCCTAGGTATTGCGAAGCAGCGGCAGCGACAGTAGCGATGGTGGCGAGGATACCAGCCAACTTAACTTTCCAACCCATCTTTGGCTTTTCGCCGTCCATAGGAAGTATCTTACCTGCGGCTTTCTTGAGGATCGCCTTTTCAACTTCTTTCTTCAGTGTGCTCTTAAAATCCATCGTCGTTCTCCTTAGAGCCAAGTAGCGTACTTCTTAGTCTTCAGTTTGCGGTCGTCGAGGCCATGTGTACCACCATTAATACGCTTTGTCAGCGCAAGAATTGCAGCGTCATTGATGCCTTGGTCGCAGATGGACCACAGCTTGTTTGCGTCAAAGAACCACAGGGCGCTTTCAAAGCCGAGTTCGGTAGCCACAAGGTCTGGATTGTCTAGCACCTCTTGTTCGCGGCCAATGTACCGACCGAATGCGCGGTAGTTGTTCTTGCCCGTGAGTTGGAGGGGGCCTCGTCCTTTGTACAGCCACCCTTCGCCTGACGCTTCGTCGCCGTTGCCCATGCGGTTGGCATAGACACGGTTAGCAATCTTTGCCGGCTTGCGCTCGTAAGCGCGCGCCAGTGCGTCGGTCGGGAAGTACTTGCGGAAGATGCTGCGTAGACCTTTCGCGCCGTAGTTCAGGTTCTCGCTGAACGCTTTGAAGTTGCCCGACTCATGCGCCGTTTGAGCAAAAAAATGTGCAGCCCGATCAGGTGATAGTTTATAAAAAGCCGCAGCCGCCTTAAATGTACCCGGACCAAATGCGCCATCTGCGGTCACTCCGATTTTCTTTTGAAGATTTACAAGGCTCATTGTCCGGCACTCCGCCAATCAGGAAAGTCGTTTTCGTCAACCACGCCGTCGCCGTTGGCATCATAGCGCAGATCGTTGCGGTACTTCTCCCAAGGCTCCATGTCGTCATCATCGTCATCTTCAGGCTCGTCGATGAAGACCGTGCCTTGAGGGTCGCTATATGGCTTGGGTGCTTCTGGTTCTGGCGCAGGCGTGTCCAGTTCAAGCGGCGCTTCTGGCTCAGGCTCTTTGTCCCGCGCATTGGCGTTGAGGCTCAGGCCACCAAGTAACCCTACAAACGCACCGATGATGGTCTGGAAGGCGGGGTTGACCATCTCAAGGATGGCGGTGCTTTCTATAACGTCATTAGGCATAAACAGGCCAACGGCTAGTGTCAGCACAACGACAAGGATAACTGCCGCCAGCGTGACGATTGCCACACGCACGACAAACTCAACGGTGTCGTTAACGCCTTCACCCTTGCTCTCAAAACTATTTAGGAAGCTCATCTTCTTCTCCTTCAATCTTCTCTGGGGGCTTCGACGTCATTGAGCCGTTGCCCTGACCCGCCATCAATCCTGCCAACGCCCCGACGATGAACGTCGCTATCGGGTTAATCAGCTTAAAAAACTCAGCGTCATTCGGGGACTGCCCCTCCATCGGCTGCGACACAAACACCAGCGAGTATAACACTGTAGCCACAATAAACGTCAGTGTTAGCGACAGGACAATGCCGACGATGAACCGCAGCATTTCCTCTGGCGACCATTCACTTCTCGGCTTCATGCTCTTTCTCTTCACCCGTATCAATTAGCCATTCGGTGCAATAGCCCATAGCGATGCACTTGGGCTTCTTGCAGATTTCCTCCTGCCAGTTTTCTGGGTCTTGGCAGTCATAGCGATAGCGGTCTTCGCAGCCCATGAGGGCCAGCAAAGCTAGAAACAGTGCATATGGTTTGACGTTAACCACGTTAGTTTCCTTATACGCGGCTAGGGACGACAGGCCAAACAATGTTGAATGGGTCACTTTGAGTTGTGATGTCGCGCAGTTCTTGGCGGTATATGGCCCAAGTTGCGGCGTCTGCCGAAGCGTCAGGAAGCTGTGTCCAATCACAGGTCGATAAACGGCGGTTGCGATCTCCACGAATAAACGCCCACTGCGCTTGTGTACGGGCAGCAAGTTCGCTTTCAGTGAGTTCTACAATCTCATAGGTCTGGCGGTAGATACCGTCCTCACCCTTCCGAGGAGCAACTTCAACCACCTTCTGCGTTGGCTCACATTCAGGCTGCGATGCAAAGTCGTAACAGCCAAAACCAAAACTCTCAACAGCCTCAGTCGTAAGCGGGTTAGGAAAAGATACTGTTGGAAACAGCATCCGAAAATTGTCTGCGAGAACTGGATAGCCATAAGCCACGCCGTTTTCGTCAATCTGAATTACGTTCATTATAAGTTTCCTGTGTTAGTTGACGGGAAAGCGCGTCCTGCGCCCCAAATAATGCGGACTGCGCCACCAGCGCCGTTGCCGCCGACGCTGGGGGAAAAATCGCCAGTCTCGTAGTTATAGTAGTAGCCCCAGCCACCTCCGCCTCCGCCATAATTTCCACCGCTTTGGCCAGAGTAATAACCACCAGCAGTCCCCGCATTCCCACCGGAACCACCACCGCCCCCTGCGCTAAGGGTATCCCCACCCGCCCCTGATGCGCCTTGACCGAGTATACCAACACCGCCGCCGCCACCGCCGCCTGCCTGAAGGTAATCGGGGTATGCATATATATTGGAGCCAACCGCACCGCCGCCGCCGCCGCCGCCAGCCCCGGAACTCCCTACATTACTAGTCCCCCCCGCTCCTCCAGCGCCAGTATAGCCTCCCGCTCCCCCACCGCCGCGACTATCACTTGTAGCGCTATTACCGCCGTTGCCGCCGCCATCTCCAACATATGTACCTCCCACTCCCCCCGGAGTCCCATTACCGCCGCTTACCGTCCCTGTGTTAATGAAAGAACTAGTGCCGCCGAGGGAGCCCGTTGACTCATAGCCGTAAGCACCCCCAGCACCAACTTGCACTGTGTAGGATGTGCCGGGAGTTACCGTAATATTATTTTTCCAACCAAGGCCGCCGCCTGCTCCGCCCGATCCACCTGTTCCGCCGCCCACGCAAACAACACAAACGCTTGTTACTCCCGCAGGAGCTACCCACGAGAAAGTCCCAGCTGTGGTGTAAGCCTGTTGTCCCGGAGGTGGCCCACTTGCGCCGCCAACCATCAGCAATGCGCGAGATACGCTATCCATCGCCTTACGCCGTGTAGTTCGTCTGAGATGCACCGAGCCAGACAGTGCCGCCGTTGTCAGTGACAAAAGTGAACAACTGAATGCGGTTAGTAGTGAGCGAGGGGGCAGTTCCCCCGGGCCAACGCACGGCTGCAGGCCATGTTACAGTGCCGCTAGTCTGCGTTAGTTCGAGCGTGAAAGCAAAAGCACGGCTGGCTGGTACGTTGCTAAACGTGAACGTGCTGTTCGCGCTGATGGTCTTAGTAAAGAAGTTACCCAAGGAACAGTTAATATCAAGCGCTGCGACTGCGACTATGTTCTGCGATATGTTGCCGGATACGTCAAATTTAGTAGCGGGTGAACCTGTGCCTACCCCGACGTTAGTCCCGCTGTCGTACACCACAGACGCAGAGACCGCAGATGTACCATTACCCTTAACTAGATAACCTGAAGTAAGCGTAGTCGCACCTGTGCCGCCGCTGGTAACAGGTGTTACATTACCGCCAACCCATACCGTGCCGTCCCATATCCATGATCCGCCATTGGCACTGTATACTTGGCCTATCGTGGGACTAGTAGGGAAATCAAGTGCTGCCATCTTACTCTCCGATAAGTGGCAACGCAGGCCACTGGATGCTGAAAGGATCAGCCTGCTTTGTTATATCACGCAAAGTTTTACGGTAAACGAGTTGTTCTAGACTGATAGCCGCACCTACTTCTGAGGCTTTCGTAACCCACCAATCCGTGCTGGATAACAGTTTGTTACGTTCCGCACGAACAACGGCCCACTGAGTTTCAGCCTTTTCAGCAGCATCTTCTGGGTCGAGTTCTGACACGATGTAGTTCTGCGTCCACACGCCATTGATTAACAGTGCAGGGGCATGCTCGCGGGTCTGCGTCGCAGGGTCGTAATATGGAGGCGTAACCAGCTTAAGCTGATGCACGCCAAACTGTTCAAGCTGCTCAGGCGTCAGATTAGCTACGCGGCAGTAATTGTCTTCATCCCAACGAGTTGGCTCAACATCATGGATGTGCCGGACGAACGTGTCGCCATCAGCCTGAACATAAAACAGGTTCATCCCTCTGCTTCCTTTGCTTTGCGTTTTGCTGTTACGCGCTCAACAGCCGCAGCGTATGCGTCGGTGTCGTCAATCTGTGCCTTCAAAGCGTTTACAACGCCCATGACGTTACCCATTTGCTTGCGGGTGGCTTCAAGGCGTTCAGCTACGTTAGCGGCAAACTCGTTGTCTGTAGCGTTTGCCAACAAATGCTCAAAGTTCTTGCGGTCAAAGTCATAATGAAAATACTCAACCTCACGGGCATACATAGCCTCCGCAAGTACGTCGTATTTATATTCGGTTGGAAGTTGTTCGTACTGCATAGTGTTCTTTTCTATGGGTTGATTGTGAAGGCTACTTCTTGGCCACCGCCTGTAGGTAGTGTTGCTGGGTTGGCGTATTTAGTACCAAAGCCTGAGCCACTCCAAGGGTAAGCAGTGATATAAGGTGAAGACTCGTGCGCCACGGCAATCGCATCATTCGCTGGACTGAACGCTACGCCGCGGCCAGTACTCGCAGGTAATGTTGCTGGGTTTGCGTACTTAGTTCCGAAGCCCGCGCCACTCCAAGGGTATACCGTGACGAATGGTGTTGTAAAGTGCGCTACGGCAATCGCATCGCCTATTGGGTTAAACGCTACACCGTTACATTGACTCGCAGGCAGCGTGGCTGGGTCAGCAAACTTTGTTCCGAAGCCCGCGCCACTCCAAGGGTATGCTGTGACGAATGGCGAATTGGAGTGCGCCACGGCAATCGCATTATTCGATGGACTGAACGCCACGCTAAGGGCAAGACCTGTAGGTAGTGTTGCTGGGTCAGCAAACTTTGTTCCGAAGCCCGCGCCACTCCAAGCATAAACAAAGATGAAGGGAGAACTAGATGTCACCGTGGCAATCGCATTTCCAGCAGGGCTAAAAGCGACGCCACCGGAGCTATTAGGCAGCGTGGCTGGGTCAGCAAACTTAGTTCCGAAGCCAGAACTAGACCAAGGATAGACAGAGATGAAGGGCGAAGAGTCATGGTTTACAGCAATCGCATCATTCGATGGACTGAATGCTACTCCATAGCAAGTACCAGTAGGCAGCGTAGCAGGATTTGCAAATTTAGTACCGAAGCCAGAACCGCTCCATGGGTATGCTGTGATGAAGGGTGTTGTCTGGTGCGCTACAGCAATAGCATTGCCAGAAGGGCTGAAGGCTACCGCATTCGGATTGTTTGCGGGTAACGTTGCTGGATTGGAGTATTTAGCACCAAAACCAACACCCCTCCAATCGTAGACATCCACGTATGGACTTCCATTTGCCGCCACAGCGATAGATTGAGATCCTGTATTGTTTGTTTGATACAGGTAGTTTGCCATCCACTTTGTCGCAGTCACTTTAATACACATTAGGGTGTTGTTCGGCGGGACACGGATGGTTCCGGTAGTCCCATTACCAAATACCAATGTATCACTAGTGATTGCTACGTTTACAAAAATTCCAACATTCTCAACCGTAAACAGAACAACAGTACCAATTGGGAACGCAACGCTGGCGTTTGCAGGTATAGTGTATGTTCGCGTAGCCGCGTCACTCGAAGGGTGAAATATCTGCTTACCAGCATCACTCAGAACAAGCGTGTAGTTTGCTGACTGGATGTTCTGCGGGTAGCTGATCGTCCCCGTTGGGCCGGTTGGCCCTGTCGCCCCTGTCGGCCCTGTGGCTCCGGTTGCCCCTGTCGCCCCTGTTGGGCCCATAGCGAACGTCACCCATTGTGCTGTAGTGCCGTCGTTATAGTATATGTAGGGTATACCCGTCTCGCTGTTCCACCAAACATCGCCCGCCGCTGGTGATACTGGTGCGGTTGCGCTGATGACAGCCCTTGGCGGCGCTACGCTAGATACCCAGCTTGTGCCGTTGCTAGTAAGGATATTACCAGAAGTACTCGGCGCAACAACTTGAAGTGCGTCAGTGCCGTTGCCCAAGAGGACATTATTTGCAGTCAGGGTCGCGGCACCAGTACCGCCATTGGCGACAGGCAGTGTGCCTGTTACGTTTGTTGTAAGGTTAACCGTCGAGAGGTAGCCGCTCGGATTAGCTGCCGGATACGCACCTAGAGACGTCAGAGCATTAGCAGCGGTCGTGGCGTTTGTACCGCCATTGGCGATGGGGAGTACTGCAGAGCCTGCGGCGAGGGTCGAGCCGTCTTGATACACCGCCCTTTCTGCAGGATATGTAAGAAACACATCCTTGGCACCCGCGGCAAAGTCCACGAGCGCACCAGCATTACTGGACTCCAATACGGTATCACGAGAAAGCGTAGGACCAGCACCGAGGTACGTACCAATACCGACTTCCCACTGGTTATCCAGATTGATCGTGTAGTATGTCGTATTACCGTTGCCGATTACACTGAAAGACTGGTAGCCAATTACAGCGCCAGCAAGGGTTATGGTCCCTGTACCAGTGGTAGTGGTAGTCTCTCGGACGCGATCAGCAACGACTAAAGGCATTGGTTTTCCTTATACGATACGGATAATAGCGGTGGTATTAGAAGCCGTTGGGAAGATGATGGTGAAGTCACCGTCCGTCGAGCTCTTATCCGAGCCGAAGTCCAAAGCAGCTACTGCAGCGTTAGTCAGCGTAGTGTTTGCGTTTGAGTTAGCCGAAGGCGTCGTGTTGTAGATAAGCGCGCCGCGAGCCGTGATCGTTGCATTGGAGAAGGTCAGGTCGGAAAAGTCCGTGAAGCCTGTCCCTGTAGACGCGCTGTTGTTGGATGTAACCACACCAAGATTGACGAGCGTGCCGCCACCAGCAGTGTAGTTAGTACCCACAACTTCATTCGACGCAGTATATGCGGTGGTGTTGGCGTCAATCGAAGCGGACGAAGTGTATAGCGCCAGCTTGAAAGTATCACCGCTTACGCGGAAATCGTGTACGGCCAGCATAAGCTCGGCCTTAAACGACGTGGACATTGCTTGAGTAATTGGCATCTTAAGGCCTCCTTATGTATCGAGTATAGCGGTTAGCTCTGGATGCCCCGCCTGCTTAAATTTGTTCACCAGAGTTACGTTATGAGACCGCACGGCCTCGTGCATATAGTGCACCAAGACAGCACGGATGCTATCTTTAAAAGCTTCGGCTTGGTCGCGGATAGCTGGGTGTGATGCACTACCCACATAGATAATTTTGTCTAACGCCCGTTCGGCAACTTCCTCCGGCGTGGACCCACGACCTTGGGTCGCCATAACCATGACGTTACCAATAGTGCCTGAAACGGGATCAAACATCTATATCTCCTACCTAACCGGATACCGAACTTGCGGCGTCCGGTACATATCCTGCCTGTTTTTACCTTCACCAAGCTGTTTGAGCATACCTAACGCTTCGTCGTACCGCTTCTGGTACTCAGCGTTAATATCCTGCTCGCCCTTCATAAAGATATACGCCTCAATTAGCGCACCGTAAAGCAAAGCGCTATCGAAATTATCACCTAACCAAGAAGTGCCAGCCGTTACGATTGACTCTGGGTAGTAGAAGTAATGTAGCTCGACTACGTAATCTTCATCTGGTGTTGGCCCAAGAATGTACGAGTTCTCATCAAAGTAGGCGTAGTGTGTAGGTATACCTGTAACAGTTGGGTTCGGAAACGACTGCCGGATATAGCTTACATCCTTGTTGAGCATATACTCATAACGTCCATCAGCGTCGATGACAGCTATAGAGAAGTTGGCCAGCCAGTCTGAAGGCACCGACAGGTATTTGTTACCTGCCGTCATGTTACCCGTCACGTTCTTACGCAGATCAAGCAACTGCACCGTGTTAAAGATGCGCTGCTCGGCCTGTTCAATAAACGTGTTGATCTGTTCGGTAGACGTGAACGTCACCGGAGTGGAGCCGTCAGAGCCGGTCCATGAGGTGTTGGGGAAGTCGTTTTCGACGTACCCCTTGATTGTCTCGAACAGTTCAGCGTAATTCATTATGCCAACTTCTTGCTGCTATGCGTGCCCTTAGTCGCCGCACCCGTACCGCGAGTTTTCACAGTCTGAGTGTTGGGGATGTTGTTCGGGTAGCCTGAGTTGTTCTTCACAATCGGCACCGTTTTTGGCTTGTAGTCCATATTATTTACCCCGCGAAGATTTCTTCTGGTTGGCGACCTTGGCTAAGTTACGGCCCATAGCACCCATTTGTGCGTTGGTCTTGCCGCCCTTGGCCATCTTAGTCAGGGGTTTGCCCTTGTGCATTGCGCGCTCGTGCTTGTGCACGGCCTTCGCTGCAGTGGCTTTATCCTGCTTCATATCTTTCTTATCCATCACTAATTCTCCGTCTCAATTGTTACGGTCCCTACTTGACCAGTGCCTAATAGCGTATTTGGAAGACCAAATAAACCCAAAGGATCATTTAGTCCTACAGGGTTCCAACCCCACTGGATTATGCGACTACCGTCACTTGGGTTATTGTTCGGGTTAAGGCCCGATTGGTAGTAGCTGTTGTCTGGGCGTGGGTCTCGCAACGCCTGTGGGTCATCCACTGGATACATACCCAACTGAAGCTGGGGCTGATCTGGTTCCCAGCAAGTGGGGCACACAAGGATGTTGACATTCTTGGTCTTAATGACAAGCCGTTTGAGTTCCTTCAGCTTGTACCGAAAGTTACAGCGGTCGCACTGGGCGATTGCCCATTTACCAGATGCAAACCGATTAGGCACAAATCACCGGAAATACTGACGAGGTGCGATGCGCAATGGCGCTTTCTCGCGGTCCTCATCAGCAGCCTGTTGCCAGAGTTCTTCGTACTGCATCTTCAACCCAGCAGAGCGCTCAAGCGCACCGGGCACCTTCAAGGATAGGTGATACGCGAGACCAGCCACCAAACAAGGGAGGAACCTAAACGGTATATCTTGCGTAGTAACACCATCACCAGCATCCTGTAAGCGGCGCAAGCGCCAGTAAACAAAGGTATAATAGTTGCTCTGGTCTGGGGCTGGCCACACATTAATCTGCGGTTCTTTCACACCAGTAACCGGATAGTCTGCACCTGACTGGCGGTTGATCCACACTTGGATAGGCCGACCCTGCGCGTTCTTATTTGGAATTGTTGAGTATGTGTCGATACTAATCCGGTTGATGGTGATGTCGGTCTGCTGCTCCCCAGTCTGGGTGCGCACGACATGCTCAAGTAGGTCTATGGTATCTACAGGTAGGTCATAGACAATCTGCCCCTGAACCATAGGGATCGAACCTTGCTCGATGGTCCACAGGTTAATACCACGGTTAGCCCACTCAATGGTAAGCAGGTTCAAACTACGACGTGCGGTGCGCAGATCATAACCCGTGCGAAGCTCAGCCCCGCAACGCTCAAAAGCCTCTTCGACTAAATCGTTGAGGTTAAGGTTAAATGTGCTGGTGCCCGAGGTAGTCATCTGTATTTCGCTGCCTTCTTCGCTATGGCCTTCGGCTGCTTAACAAACTGTTTGCCTGCCTTAATACCTGCGCGCTTCGCCTTGCTTGTAGCAGAGTATTCCTGCGAACTCAAAGCCTCACGTGCTTTCTTAGGTAAGTAGCGCTCACCCGTAGCTTTCTTGCCCTGCGTAGACGGCTTGCCCGACTTGGTTCCCCAGTCTTCCTTGGTCCATTTGGTCAAGGATTTCTGTGCTTCTGTCTTTGGGCCGCTATAGCCACCGCCAGACTTCTTGTACCGCTGCGTAGCAAGCTGAGCTTTTCTCGCGGACCATTGCCCCGGATTGCCGCCTTTGTCGCCAGCTTTTACACTAGCGACAATGCGTTTCCACTTGGGTTCGTCCGACCGGGCCATTACTTCTTCTTGAAGCCCTTAAGCATCTGCGCAAACCGTGCACGTTGACCTAGCTTACCGGGGGCCTTGGCGGCTTTTGCAAGTTTCCCTGCTGGGATTTTCTTTCCCTTAGGAGTGCCAAGCTGCGCACGGAGTGCGCCCGGTTTCTTGATCGCTTTGGAGATGTCAAGCTTCGCCTTACCGCCCTTAGCATACACAGCCACCTCGTCGGGGTTATCCTTACGACGGATTGTCTTTTTACCCGGCATTTTGGAAGGGTTTATATCCCCCATACCCCGACAAGCGCGCATTAGCAGGTTTTCCCGCCACGAGCCAGCATCTTGCCCTTGGTCTTACCCTTTACAGCGCAACCATCAGCACGCTTAGAGGCAGAGGAGACTGAGCCACCTGAAGCGTAGCACTTACCGCCACCGGCCTTCTTCATCATTGCACGGCCCTTAGTGTCAGCAGACTTCTTGACGAGAGCCTTACCGAACTTAGTTGCCTTACCGCCTTTTGCCATACCCGTGGTGTTACCCCGCGCAGCTTTAGCCGCAGTGTTTGCTGCCTTCCGTGCTGCAAGGTTCTCTCGGGTAATTGGTCCTAGTTTCGGAGCAGCAGCCGCCGCAGCAGTTCCCGTTATGTTGCCCCGCGCCGCTTTAGCCGCAGTGTTTGCTGCCTTCCGTGCTGCAAGGTTTTCGCGGGTAATTGGCCCTGAGCTTGAAACAGCGGGTTTTGCCGCAGTAGTTGTTGGCCTTGCGGTCGTAGTAGCGGATGCGCCAGCGGGCATACCACCCATAGCCATTTTCTTTACGTTGCCGCCTTTTGCGTGCCCCATATTCAGCCGCCCAATATTTGTCGGTGTCCGTGCTGGAGCAGAAGCAGTGGAGCTTGCCTGTGCCGCTTTTGCGGCGGCTCCCTGCTGCAACTTATCGCTATTCGCTATGGCGTTAGCTTTGTTGGCAGAGGGACCTATTATAGCTGGAGTCCGCGGCTTAAGAGTTTTGTTTAGACTACTTGCAACTCTCGACGGGAGGGACGTACCACCAAAGGCCATCTTCTTTACCTTACCGCCTTTTGCGTAGCCGCTCGAACGGTTTGCACGACCGATAGCTGCGGCCTGTTCTGGTGTAGGCTTGAGGTTTTTTATAGACTTACGGAACTTAGCATCCGCTGCCCGCTCGGCAGCAGTTGGTTGTGGGGGTTTTGGAGGTGTTGAACCACCGGAACGATATTTCATAGCTTTGTCCTTCCTATCTCTTCTACTTTAGCTTCAAGGCGTTCAAATGCCTTATCAAACCGGTCACCCAGCCTATCGACCATTATGTTTACTTCTGACCGAGTGACATGGTCGCGTGCCACTTCTTCACGGGTTTTGTTGAGTAGGATGCCGAGACGATCCAATTCGTCGATCTTGCCTTTAAACAAGAAGCCCATGATTGCCACCGTTGCGCTTAGTGCGATGTTCCATATCATCATCTCCATGTCAACACTTCCAAGCCCGGAGTGACTTGTTGATGCGGCTGTTAGGATCATTCGCAGTCTTCTTACTTGTGAGTTTCTTCTTCATCCCGGACATCCGAGCGCAGAATGACTTCTTACGCGGACCACCTTCGGGCTGCGGTGCCTTGAGACCGGGCTTACCCGGATTGGCTTTATTGTAAGACGCACGACCCTTGGCGTTCAGCCCGCCAGACTTCGCTTTGCCTTCTTTGCGTGTCCAAGCCGGAGTCTTAGCCATCAGACAAAACGTCCTTTCGTCTTACCCTTGGTAGCGCAGCCGTCGGCACGCTTGGAAGCAGTTGAGCCACCCTTGGCCATTTTCTTGACCTTGCCGCCCTTACGCATCGTAGGCTCGTTTTCTTCGCCTACCATGGGACGGGTGCCTTTTTTCTCTTTCTCTTTCTCTTTCTCTTCGTCTTTGTCGCGGGCGCTTTTAGCGAGGTACGACATAGGAAGAAGCATACCCATACCCGAGTCGGCCAGCTTGGCCATACCTTTACCGAACATGCCCTTACCGGTTAGCGCCCCTGCGAGCGGCGAAATGTCACCTAACTTGATACCCATTATGCTGCATCCTTCTGTGCGGGGACAACCATCGGATAGAGGATGTCTTGTCCGTAGTTACCGGTATATTCCTGTACGCCCATGTGACCTAACGAGATTGATGGGTCGATCCAGACGTCGAAACCGAGTTCACGTGCACGGTCGCAGAAGAGGAAGTCTTCCCCCATGTAACCTTCCGACGTAACTTCGAAATCAAACATCGCAGTGAGCATACGATCCGTGCGTGTGTCATAATATTTCCACTCCGGATGGGCGGCTTCCATCTGTTCAAAGACTTCACGACGCACCAACATAAAGGCAGTCGCCACGCGCTTCGCACGTACGAGACCCATGCCATTCATGGTGAGTTCGCCATTTTCGTCATGGTCAAGCGTAGCGATGTAGGTTTTGGTTTCGCTGCGGGTGCGCGGGACACCAGCGACGATGCCCTTTTTGGGGTCTGTGCCCCACGCCATAAGGCGGAAAATATCGTCGGCCTCGAAGTTAATGTCCGAGTCGATGAACATTAGGTAGTCGCAGTTCGACTCCAGCAAGTCCTGCGCCAGCAGGTTGCGCGCACGAGAAACAACAGAGCAACCACAAATGCTGCCGATCTGAATATCAATCCCATGCTGCGCAGCCTGTTGCGCAAAGCGAGCAAGAGAAACAGCTAGCTTCAAGGATACCTTGAAGTCGTACGCTGGAAGAGCAATGAAGATGCTCTTACCAGCTAAGTCGTAGCTTTTTTCCTGCTGCATATATCACCCGTAGAAAATGGTGCAGTGGATATTCGCACCGAGGAACACCCGGATACCGTTTTCCGCCAAAATACCTTCGCCGGGAATAACTACGCTATAGGCTGTTTGGTCCGAAGCGTCTGCTTGCGTTAATACCTCACCCCACACCGTGACGTTACCGCTGGTCGCGCCGCTGTTAGTCACAGTTACAGTGAACGTGTTGGTACCAGTTACAGTGACTTGATACGGGTTATCCGTTAAATCCCAATCGAGGTAGACCCATTGACCGGTACGTAGCCCATGGTTGGCTACGGTAATCGTCGCCGTTGTAGTGGACCGAGCATAAGTACCCGACATAGACACATCGTTCACAAACGTAGAATAACCGGTTGCGTTGGTGAACGGAAAAATAACCGCACCTTTTAAACGCGTACGGTACCCGACCATAAGGCCGTCATCGGCGGCATGAGTGGATTTGACATCAAATTGCATACCCATCAGTATTCTCCTTCTTAGAGGTTGTTACCGATTACGATGCAGTAGTTACGGCAATCCAAGTGGTGCTGCCGTCCGAAACGTACAAGCGAGTCGAAGTCGAGCTACCGTCGCTACGCAGGTAAATCGAACCCTTAGCAGCCGCAATAGTTGGAGCGCCTGAACCGATGTACATACCCATACCAGCAGCGACGTTGGTTGCAATGAATGCAGAAGCACCACCAGCGACAAGCCCAGTAGCGCTGTCAGCCGTGATGTTGCCGGTTGCCGTTATTGTGGTTGCTGCCAAAGAAGTTACCGAAGTAGCAGCGCCAAAAGTGCCGGTAACAGTAACCGCGCCAGTCGTGCCATTGATCGAAATTGTTTGGAAGCCGTTCTCAGAACGAACTGGACCGTTAAATGTGGTATTAGCCATGATTTATCTCCTGTGTAGTAGCACTCGTACGTACCGTCTCTACTAAGTCCGCTGGGCCGGTCGGTACGAATAATATCCCTAGTAACGCAGATATAGCATATATAAAAAAGAAGGGAAGAGATTTCTCTCCTCCCTTCCCCCCGTTCCCTTGAGCTACGCTCTCGGGGAAACTATTAGGCTGCGCCTTCGCTGCCGTACATACCCAGAGGGTCTGACCAGCCGAACGAATAACGCTCACGAGCCTTGTAACGTACGTTACCAGTATCGAAGTCACCGTCCATGCCCGTGCTCATTGGAGTACGAACAAAGTGCTTCAGACCGTTTGGCACGTCTGTGGTCAAGAACCATGCATCCGTGTCGGTCAAGAAGTGGTTTACAGCGTATCCTTCTGGGATCGAGCCGTTCGACTTGATTGCGTTGATGTCGTTGTCCGCAGTCGAAACGCGAAGTTCGGTTTCGAGCAAGCGAGTAGCAACAAACATCAGGCTTGGCGGTACGACGAGCTTACGCGGTTTAGCCGCGATGAGCAGGCCACGTTCATCCGTCCACGCTGCGATCTGAATTACAGCCGCTTCAAGCGACGTTTCGTTCAAATCAGCAGGAGTGCTTGGGATGTTCGAGTTCGTGCCACCAGAAACCAATGGGTGCGAAGCCGAGAACAATGGTTGGCCGTCACCACCGGTGTAGTCGGTGTCGAAGCCGTTGTTCAAGACTGCGGCAGCCTTAGTTTGCTTGGTGTAGGACATGGCGCGAGCCAAGGCCTTTGTGTAACGCGACGACAAGGAGTCATACAAGTTATCTTCAATCGCTTCTTCCGTGAGCGAGAACCCGAGGGCAATCGTTTCGTGGTTGTAGCGAGCAGTGAAGACTTCCTGTGCGTTGTCATACGCGATGGCCGAACCTTCGTTCTTGACTGGAGCAGCCGAGAAACCAGAAAGCTTTGTTTCTTCTTCGAACGAACGCTCAGAAGTTTCCGTTTCGTAGATTTCTTTGTGCTCTTCGCCGTAACGTGCATACTCGAGGCCGAACAAAGCGTTCAGTCCGGGCAACAGTTCTTTAAGAAGTTGTGCGCGTGAAATTGCCATTGTTCAGTCTCCTTATGCCAGACCGGTTGGGTTGAGGTAGCTGTGGGTGCCTTGGTTCCACTTGACGATAACTTCGGTGTAAGAACCGGGGTTACCTGCAATAGCGGTCTCAGGAACAACGTCCACAACGCGGATAGGCCACGTCGAAGTAGTACCTTCAGTCGAGTCTACACCGACCTTAGAGTTACCATTCGAAGTTGAACCTACGTTGTTCGCACCGTTAGCGAGCTTGAGGTTCGAACCAACAGCAGCCTGAGTGACATAGCTGACAGTGTTCGAGTTGGTACCAGCGCATACAGCAACCTTGAACAACGCATCAGGGTCTTCCTGAATGTACGCTGTGACGTCGCTGATGTTTGTGGTGCCGGGGTAGTACTGACGGAATGTCAGACCAAAGGTTGGGTCCGTGTAGGTGCAACCGAGGAAAACACCAACAGGGGTGGCCGAGTCTGTACCAGTGTCCTTGCCAACAGTACCGCCTGCGAGCAACTTAACGACGTCACCATAGAAGATGGCAGTCGAAGAGTTGGTTGCGATTGGAAGTTGACGAGTTGCACCAGCAAAAACCTGTCCGCCGATCAAATTGATCGGGATTAGCCCGTAAGGGCTGGTAACAGAAGGGTATGCCATTTTATAGCTCCTTTAGCTATTTGCCTTTGCCAAATGACGTCGTAGACCGTTTTTCCCTGAAGAGGGGCATACGAGCGTCGTTCTCACGCATGAAGTTATTGTCCACGGAGTCCATCTGAGCCTGATTTTTACTAGCGAAGTATTCCTTACGCTGCTGCATCAGTTCTTCCGGTGCCTTGCACAACAACAGTCCTGCGACTTCGATGTTGTCTTTGAAACGGCTGTCAGGGTCTACCAACATACGGAACTGAGGTTGTTCACTAATGCTAACTGGCTCCCAGCCTTCCCGTAGTTTGGACGAGATGTTGCGGGGGTCGTTCTGACCCATTGAAGCTACACGTACCCAACGGTACGCATAACCCGGCTGTTTATCCGGTTCTGGCAGGGTCGAAGCCGGTTGCCATACTTTCGGACGTTCAGCCTCTGCACGAGTTTCACGAGGAGCGCGGGTTGCGTCTGCCTTGCCTTCAATTGCGTCAAGTAAATTAGCCATCTTATTTCTCCATCTTCATTACTTCGCGGGCATACTGCTCAGGCGTTACGCCTAGACGTTTTGCAACCGCAATTTGGGTACGATTTAACACAATCTTTTTGGGGGACCGTGTACGTGAAGCTGGAGCAACGACAGATGACGCTTTTTGTTCGCGTGCAGTGGGTCTGGTGCCACCATTATCCATTTCATCCCCGAAGTAATCGGAGAAGCGACGGCGCATAGTTTTGTCTACAACGCCCCAATATTCGTCGGTGCCTGCAAATTGCGGGCCACGTTCATTTATGAGCCTCTGGTGAAGCCCAAGAGCAGTTGCAGTCATTTCCGGGTCCGTACCATACCACGTATTGCGCTCTTGCCACGCCATAGTTTTCTGGTCAGGTTGCGGAATTTGCACCTGCTGTTGCGGTATTTCTACCTCATTATATTCCTCCTGTAAAGAAGGACGATAATTATTTATTTGCTGTACTCGATAGTTAACTTGAGCAAGCTTCTCTTGAGCGTCTGCTAGACGATCTGCATCACCTGACTCGTAAGCTTCTTTAAACTCACGTTTGGCTGCTGCAGCCTCAAATTCCGCAGTTTGTTTATAGCTACCAAGTAAGGACTGTTCGCCTTGTGCTAGCGTATTCTTTAGCCTGCGGTTCTCTTCAAGAATACGTTGCGCAACAGAAAGAGCTTCTGTCTTCTCGCGCATCTCGCGTTCTTTTTCACGGCGTTCGTCGTGCCAGACTTTCTTCATCTGCTTCAGACGTGTCTTTACCTTGTCGGAGTAATCTTCAAGCTCATCAGCTTCTAATTCTTCAACAAGTTCCTTCGGCATTGGCTCGCGGCCACGGTCTGCTTCAGGGGTATCATCTTCGATTTCAATTTCCGGCTTATCAGCCTCAGAAACGGGGGTTTCGTCTTCGATCTCGAACGAAAAATCGTCGTTATCATCCATACTCATGTCATTCTCCTTGTACGGGTTACGTCCGTTAAGCGCGGGAAATGCCCCGGGGGTCTTCAACAACACCTTCTACACTGTCGTCGTTGATGATGCGGAACTCACGACCGTGGATTTTCACACGGCTGCCTGCCATTGGGCGGGTCAGAATGAAGTCACCTTCTTGGCACCATGGGCCAGACGGGAAGCGTTTCTCGTCCTTGTAGCAATCTGGACCCATCTTCAGCACCATAAGCACTGGAGTAGTGAGTTCTTCGTATTGCTTGGTAGCGTCGGCCTTAAAGATACCACCAGCGGTCTTCTCTTCGACTTCAGGGAGCGCGCACAGAATGCGGTATCCTGATGGGTCTGGAAGCTGCTTTGCACGGTCTTCTACCGGAACTTCGGGTTCTTTGTCCGCTGCCACAATGGGTTTGCCATTAAGGCCCACTAACGAGGGGGTGGTGACCCCAACAATATCAGTCATCGTCATGTTCCATTCTTTGTGCGGTTTCAGCGATGAAACCGTTTGACATCATAAGTCCGCGAATAATTCCGCAGGCGTATTTATATTCCCCATGGTCCTTTGCAGTTCCACGGGCGAGATCACCGCTAATCACGTCAATCTCATCTTGTACCTTTTTTGACAGGTACATCAGTACTTCATTCGTCATTCATTCTCCTTAGGCATTGCTTGGTTGGGAACGGGTTGTTCGCTTCGTAGGGCTTCACGGGACATCTCAATGCCCATGCGGAACCCTTCTGCTTCCTGCTTAGCTTCCATTTCACTCTTGGAAGCGGCAAGTTTTGCGCCGACTTGTAGGCCAGCAATCTCTTCTTGCGACTCGATACGCTTTTGTTCGAGTTCAAGTCTGTCGTTCTTTTCAGCGGCGTCAATCTGCATCTTCTGCCGTTTAAGCTCGAGTTCGCCCTTCTTAATCTCCAGCTCTTGCATCTGCATCTGCACGATGGGGTCTTGTGCCATCTGCTGCGCCTGCTGCTGCTGGGCTTCGGCTTGGTTCTTCTGGAGCAACTGTTGTGCTGCGGCTGCAGCCAGACGGGAAACAGCCAGTTCAGTTGTTTCGTCCATCTCAGCGTTAGGCTCTGGGAGTGGTACGCCCGCCTGCTCTTCGATTTGTTTACGATACGCGAACGCAAGGTGTTCTTGTATATGTGCGGATGCTGCAGCCATCATCGACTGTGCGTTAGGGTTCTGGCCCATAAGCTGCGCAATCTTGGGGTCTTGCATAGCAGCCATATGGACTGCGATATGGGCTTCGTGATCTTGGTAGATAAACGCCTTGACAGGCTTACCGTTAAGAACATCCATATTTTCAGACACAGGGTCACGCGGCTTCATGTCGTCGCCATCTTGAAGCGGGACGAGCTTCTGCGCGTTCTTGATACCTAGCACCTCAAGCATTTGACGGTGTAGATAGGGCAAGTCGTAGATTTGCGGCGCGCCCTGTGCCAACTGAATAACAGCCTGATATTGTACGATCTTCTGCGCCATGGTAGCGGCGTTGGGGTCAGATACAGGGATAACATCGACGTTATCATAGTCAGACTTCTTAGCCCTGCGACCGCCTTCTTCTGGCTCAAATGAGTACTCGTCGGGTGTGTAGTCGCGGATGATGCCCTTAAGAAGCTGAAACTCCCGCTTCATTGCATAGTGGACGCGTGCCTGCACGGCACTCATCATCTTCAACGTACGCTCGAGAATAGCCAGTGTGGTGCCCACAGGAGCCTGTGCAGACATGTCAGACACCTTCATGTCCGCCATACCCGCGAAGCGACGACCTTCGTCTACGATGGTCCCTAGGAGGCTGTAGAGCACTTGGCTTGGCTCTTTGTATGGCAGTGGCATGATATTATCACGCATCGTACCTGACGCTACGTCTACATCGCGCCATTCGGCAGGGCTTATCGGGGTGTCGTCACCCTTGACGCGCAAGCCCTTAGTTTTAAATCCGCCCGGTAGATTAGATAGAGTACCAGCATCAACAAGCTGACGAATAAGGCTGGTACCAGACTTAGCAAAAGCACCGATAAGGTGAATAAGGCCAAAAGCGTAGAAGCCAAAGCCCGGAACATACGAATAATGTACGAAGTGGTTGCGCTTAAGCTTCTTTTTGTCATCTGGGTTCCAGTTTCGGCGGATAGATAGGACCGTTTCGGTCTCTTTGTCTATGGTCACGACGTATGGGAGCGCGATTTCAAGGTCATTTTCTTCCTTGTCGCGGTAGTCATCGTCCTCAATGACCAAATCCACGTGCATTTCGAGCAATTTGTACCGGTCATCGGTCTCTGCACGGAAGCCAAGCTGTTCTGAAATCTTCTGCTCGACCTCATCCATCGAATTGACGGGGTCTGGCAGGTCTACATCACGGTAAAACCCATTAGCTTGGAGCTTTCTTAGCTCGTTCGGGGTTTTCCGCATCACATGGGTGACGCGTTCAGCGACTTCCAAGCTGGACGCGCCATAAGGTACGACTACATCTTCTGCTGCGACGTACATAGCGACTTGACGACCGAGTGATGGGTCGAAATACACCTTCTTGAACGCATTACCTGCGAGGCCCAACCCCCACAGCATCCGCTCATGTTCAGGGCGATACTCGACCATCACATCGGTCAACTGATAATTCATATCTTCTTGGACGCGAGCAGCGGCGTCCTTCTTCTCTGGGGTCTCTTTACCGATTAACTGCGTGCGCACCGGCCCTTGGGCTGGGAATGTCTCGCTCATAGTCTCGGCTTGGAACTTAACTACCGCCTCAGACAGCAGTGGGTGATGTACACCACAGGCTCCGGGCCAAGGTTCCGTGCGGTCCTCGACCTTCATACCCAGCAGCTCAAGACCGTCTACATAAGTCTGTATCCAGTCCTTGCGGCTGCTAATATCTTCGTCAAACTCACCCAGCAGGTCGCCAGCAAGCTCTGTAAGCACGCCTTCGTCCAAGTCTTCGGCTAGGTTATCGTTAAAGTCGCCCTCGTCCTCACTCGGGTCAATCTCGATCTCCACGCCATCAATGTCGATCTCGACACTCTCAGGGTCTTCGATCTCAATCTCGATGTCAGAACCCTCGTCCATCTCCATCTCGGATTGGTCGAAGTCTAGGCCCATAGGGGCTTGGTTGAGCGACTTGTCGATATCCATTTATTTAACCTTTTTAACCAAAGTCTTAGCCACTGCGAGTGCCGGAGAAGCAGATGCCGCCACTTCACCTACGCGAACTGCGGTTTCCGCTACGTCTCCGAGGATGTCGAATACGCTCTTTTTCTTTTTAGTCTGCGTCTCGTTCGCACCTGCTACGGCATCGGCGTATTCTACGCCTGCTGCACGTGCTTCGTTGAAGGCTGTGCGCTGGTCATCAGACCATTTTGACCATTGTGTCTTACCGATTGGGAATAAAGCCTTGACCATTAGTAATATCCTTGATTGCGGTTCGACTTGAAATACTGGATTTCGTCCGGTTCGTCTAGCGTAGTAGTGATATAACCTCCACGCCTGAACCTATGTAGTGCCATAGACACCGTATCGACATAGTCATCGTTGGAACCTGCGGGAAATTCTGCAACTTCATCAATGACTTCCTCGGCCCAGCGCGTCGCTGGTGCCCATACTCTACCAGACGCAAAGATATCAGCGATCCCGTTGAGTCGGCTTATCTTGTCATTACCCCGTGTCGGGGTGAACTCCTGCACCGGTATGCCCATGGCCCGCATCTCGTAGATGAGCGGCGCGCCTGACGCCTTTTTCTCGATGATAACCCCGTCTGGCTGCCACTCTTTATACTCATCTATGGCCACACGCTTAAGCTCGGGGAACTCCATGCGGTCTCTGAAGGCATTCAGGAGGATAATGTTAGCCTGCGTCTCACCATTGTCGTCAGGGTGGTAGAACACACCCCACGTAGTACACGCCGAATAGTCGGCACGTTGTGTCTTCTCGAAGGCCGTATCCCAGCTTTGTAAGATAAAGTCACAGCTTGGCGGGTCATCCCCTTCCCACTCCATCCACCACTCACGCTTGACGATAGCGGCCGACTCGGAGATGGGGTTCTGCTGATACTGCGCCATCCACTTGGAGTTAGGGACGTCGCGCTTAACTTTCTCAAGCTCGCTTAATTCCCAGAACTCAGGCCACAGTGGCTTCTCAGACGGAAGAATTGCTGGAAATTCAATGACTTCCCACTCACCGATGGACTCGTTGGCAACGGCGTCTTTAATTATCTGCCCTGTCAGGTCACGCTTCGACCACCGCGTCATCACCACGACGATGGCCCCACCGGGCTGGAGACGCTGACGCGGCCCTGAGGTGTACCACTCGTAGGTCTTGTCGTAGATATCTGGGTTAACTTCTGCGATAGCAGCTTCCTGCTCGGAGTGCGGATCGTCGATGATGAGCACGTCAGCACCTTTACCAGTCACAGCACCGCCAATACCAATAGCGAAATAGTCTCCACCTTTGCTCGTATTCCAGCGTCCAGCTGCCTTAGAGTCCGAGGCCAGAACAAGGTCGGGGAAAATGTTGTGGTAAACCTCTGTATCTACAAGGTTTCTTACCTTACGACCGAAGCCTACGGCTAGCTCTGCTGTGTGCGAGCACTGAATGATCTTCTTATGGGGGAACTTGCCGAGGAACCATGCAGGTAACAAGTAAGAGGCGAACTCCGACTTTGTGTGTCGCGGTGGCATATTAATAATGAGCCGTTTGCACTCACCACGAGCAACCCGTTCAAACGCGTCTGCCATTTTTGCATGGTGTCGTCCCCCTATGAATGACGGCCACACTTCCTTGACGAAGCCAAGGAACTTATCCTGTGCAACCTTCTTGGACTTCAGCTCGTGTAGCTTCTCCAACTCCGCAAGCAGTTTCTCCTGCTCCGGCAAGCTCAGCTTCGGCAGGATTTTGGGTATATCTTTGAGCGATATCGTCACGTGATATCCACCACTTCCCCGCGCAGCCACTGACCCAGCATCAGCTGCATCTGACGCACATTCTCTTCGCCTATGGTAGTCTCGCCCTTGTCCGTGATTATCTTAGTGTCGTCGGTCGTCCAGCCTGCGTACATATCGCGCTTGGTGAAGGTCAGAACAGTCTCATCCCCTTCCATCAGCAGCGCAGTACCCGGAAGCTCTGCATCTTTAGGCGTGCCGGGACAAAACCCACGAAGTGCAGCGATACTAATCCTCATCTTTTTTACCCATGTCAGCTAGCTGAGCTTCTTCCATCTCGTCTAGCTCGCCAAACCCTGTATCCAGTATCTCTTCGATCTCGTTGTGGTCGAAGTGCGCTAGTTCTTCCTCGATAGTCTGCCCGAGGGGTGTGATGTCGATGATGTCTGCGTTCAGTAACCGCTTGACGCGCTCCTTAATCGCATTCTCCAGCTCTGTCGGGTCTTTGTAGTTGATCGTAATCTCGGACTTGGAAGTGAACAGGCCAATATCGCTGTGCTTACCTAGTAGCTCAAGCGCCTTCAGTTCTACCTTAGGATCACCGTAGTTCGCTAGCTCCATGAGCTTGAACGTAATTGCAGCCCGCACTTGGTTTGCATCTAGTGCCAACTGTTGGCCATAGGCACGCAGGAACTGGGCCGCACCAAATGCAGTTGTGACCTGATTGAGGTTCTTGGTTTCCCGCTTCTGCACCATGTCGGCAAGCTTCTTAGCTTCCTTAGCGGTGTTCTCATCCAACTCTAGCGGCGCACCCATGTTAACAAGGAGTTCTGCAGTGTTCCCCGCTAACGCAATCTCTTCAAGAAGCGACGTGGGTTTCTCTTCGACGGTGTCGTAAGGCACCGGATATGCGTTGGAAGGTTCTACTTTGATAACGGGCATGTGTGCAGCATCCGGTTTGAGGGAAGCAGTGAAGCCGTGCGTGTAACAGGCTAGGTACAACAATGTAAAGGGGAAAAGGGGGGTGACGCAAACTGAGGGAAGCACCACCCCACCCAAGGGCATCGCATGGCAAAATGCGATGACGAATACTACCGCACGGGTTTTGCATGTCAAGGTACCATAGACGGGGGGTGTTTCTATGTGCGGGCAAGACGGATACTGGCTAGAAAAAATAGGGGGTGGGGGGTCTTGATTTGACATTGTATAGGGGGGTGTTTCTGGGATGTGCTGATATAATGTGCAAAATAGTATGTATAGGGGGGCGGCACCTTGTCTGTGGGGCGAGGGGGGTCGGGGGGCGGTGGGGTAAACAGAACAAAGAACGAACAACCCTGCACCCCCACCGGAACAAAACGTGAAACCTCACTTTGTTAGGTAGTTTCGTGCGATTTTTCTTGTGTTATCCCTCAAATTGTGGGACAAACAAATCATCGAGAGAGCAACAACGCTACTCGATACCACACACAATAGGAGCAAACATTATGACTAACACAGTATCAGTAACAGCAGCACGCAATGCCTACATGAAGGCTACCGAGTCTACATATGGTAAGCTGCGCGAATATGCCGAGAGCCTTACCGAGCAGCTAGGCGAAGGTTGGTGGCTTATCCCAATGAAAGGCCCGCTGTCTGGTAATGAAGCCAAGGTGCGGGAAGCTATCCGAGCAGAGAAGGCTCTAGTGCTTGAGCTAGCCAAGGAGAAGAAGGCCAAGAACCCTAAGTATAATGAGTATAAGCCTTGGTCTGACGTGCTTAAGTATGTGAAGCCTGAAGTCAAGAAGGGTGCTGGTGCTAATGCGCCACGGGATATCCACGACCGCTTTGTCACCGAGCTTACCAAGCTCTATAAGGCAGGCAAGGCAGATGAGAACCCGACCGAGGCAACACTCGACGCTACGTTCTTTATCGGCAAGGGCCTCGAAATACTCGGCATCGACCTGACACAATTCAACCTAATGGACTAATCGGGAAGGGGAGGCGCAAGCCTCCCCGACCTAACTAAGTTACAACCCCTCACCGAACCCTCATGCGCAAGCATGGGGGTTTTTGTTTGCACCTCGCACAGCAGGGTGAACGCGTCTAACTTAGTTAGGTGTCGCCATGATAGTAGTCCTGCGGATGAGGCGACCAAGTGGGTAGGTGAAAACCTTACAATACATAAACCTTACGTTACTAGCCCTAACTAAGTTAGACCCCCATGATAGTAAGCATGAGGATGAGGCGACCGAGGTATTGTAAGGAAAGTTGGGTAACGTAAGAAAAGTAAGCCCTATTGTAAGAAAATGACCCACGCATTTCTGCGCTTTGTAAGGGTCGTAAGGGTTGTAAGGTTTTTTTCAGGGTTCGCTCCGGAAAGACGCCCTCTCGCAGATGCACCGCGTAACCCGTAAGAAAAATCGCCCCAGCCCTTATTATTATTATTTTTACCTTACTTTCTTACATTACAACCAATTTCCTTACTGAAACCCGCAGGCTTCTGCCATTTTCTATTGTAAGTTTTTCTCTCTCACTTTTCTTACATTACCCCAATTTTCCTTACAAAGCGCAGTTTTCCGTCACCCATTTCCTTACACTGCCTAACCTTGTTAGACGTGCCCGACCTCGTGCCCACATGACTTGACATAAGAGGGACTTTGTGTTACATTAAAAAGAAAAACAAAAGGCCAGACAGGTTCGACCCAACGGACCTAACAAAGTTAGAGAAGGAGCAAAATATGCACTGCAATTGTGGCGATGAAATAAATCCGAGACGCGTAGCCCTTGGCTACCGAACATGTCCTGTGTGTGGGGACCGAGAGGCACGGCAGGTAAAGTTTACCACTGTGCCTCTCAACAAGTCCAACTACGTTGTGGTCTCCGACTACCGCGAACTGGCATGGCTCAACCCTAAGAACGTCAACATCTAACAAAGTGAGGAATGAAAATGGTTAGTGACTTAAGCATTAAGATGAAAGCGGCTGTCCTGCTACGCAGATATGACCAGCTACGCAGAGAGCTACGAGAGACAGAGTATGAGTTAGGCCCAGCCGTGGCCGAATACGGCATACAGACTGGACGCCGAGGCCTATCGAAAGACCACTTCCGTAGCGAACTTGAACGTGAGGAACTTATCCGACTGGAGATAGCAGCCGAGCGTGACGCATGGGAGAAAGCAAATGGATGAGCTGAACGATTGGGACAAGGTAGCACTGGCCTTCGACATACTGGAGAACGCCGAGGTGATGCAGGAGTTTGACACAACACTATGGATACAGGTGGACCGCGACTTGTGGGAAGCCTTTTGCGAAGAAGGATATAACGGATGACCGAACAACCAACCAAAGACCGCAACTACTACCGCATGCTCACCAACAACGAGCTTATCGCCACCGCCAAGGAACGCTTACACCTAACAGAGTTAGAGCAGGTGCTAACCGAGCGGTTACTAAAAGCCGAGCGCGAGAGGAAGAACAATGACTAACACACTACTACATATAGCAGCCGAGATATTCTTCGTAAGCGCAGGTATCTTCGCAGTGTGGGCCATCCACACAACCATCAAGGGGAAATGACATGGGTTATCGGTCAGAAGTAGATGTAGTTATCTACGCACCAGTGGACAGCGGCACATCATACCCGTTGCTCAAGCTGTGGTTCGACGAGAACTACCCCGTCAAGGAAGCCAAGGACGAATGGGAAGCGAGGATTACCTACGACCCAGAGAGCCGAGGCATCTCCGTCTACTACAATGACGTGAAGTGGTATGACACCTACGAACATCCGCAAGCGGTGGAGAGAGTGTTCGATGCCATCGACCGACTGCTAGACGAGCAAGCAGTGTTGGGCGACCCCACGGCGTTCAACATAGCATGGGAGTTTGTGCGCCTTGGCGAGGAAGACCAAGACACCGAGATAAGGATGAGCGCCAACGCAGATGCGGTAATCGCAGTGAACCGCTCAACAGAGATATCGTTTCAATCACAAGCCTAACAAAGTTAGAAGGAGCAAACACATGGGCTGGAATAATCACTACCGCAACTGGGACATACCCAGACTTGCATCATACAACGACGCAGTGAAGCGCGAGGCGACAGTCAAACCTATTCGCGGCGATGCTAACGGAACTAAGCCGCTGGGTGCGCGCAACAAGAAATACTACAACATACGCAAGGAGGGTAATGACATCGTGGTGCGGATGCATGCCACGGACATCGTGCGTTACCATCCAGATAATACGCTAACCATACAGAATGGTGGCTGGGTATCGCCCTCGACGCACGACATGTTCAACATGTTACTTGGGCTACATATGCGCACCTTCCACTACAGGGCTTGGGTTACTTGCTACATGCGCAGGGCCATAGGGTCAAACGCGCCTGAGATTGTGCATGGCGAGTGGCGGCTACCTAACAACGTGCCAGTGAGGATTGTCCCGCACGAAGGCCACTGGCTACTCGACGACATGGAAGAGAACGTGACGCATGCGGTCAACCGCAAGGCAGCTAACAAAGTTAGGAAGGAATACGCAGGGTTTCGGACATACCTCTCCGCAATGACCAAGCTGCGCACCGAGTATGTATCGCAGCCGCGCTGGAATGGGCCTGATGTGACCCTACCCGTGGTGAAGGTAAGCCGCAGTGAGCTTGAGGCGCACAACCTCATAGACTACACCGCTGTGGTGGAAGCTAACCGCAAGTGCGCGTCACAAGGAGACAACCTCAAGGGACTGATACGTAGCGACAAGCCGGAGGATAACTACCGAGCCTTGCTTACTATCATGAGAAGTGCCCACGAGGGACGGTATTGGATTAGCTCCGAGGGTATATCCATCGCACCAGAGCGCATAACCAAAACGTTCGAAGAACTAGTCATGTTCATGCACCGCTATGAGGTGCTGGAGCGCAAGCCAGCGAAGCGGGGTGTGCCGACACGGGACCGCTATATAAATTGGTTCTAACAAAGTTAGAGGTCCCCGACCTCGTGCCCACATCACTTGACTTGGGTATATTATTGTGCTACAATAAAAAGAAAAAGCTGGGAAATCAGCCACCTAGAGTAAACAAACCTAACAAAGTTACACACGAAGGAGCAATATAATGTCTATTGATTTTGGTTCAAACATCTCGCTTGCCGAAGCCGCAGAGCTTATCGCAGCTATCCCCGACAATCGGTTCCTACTTGAGGGTGAGCCTGGGATTGGCAAGTCCAGTATCATGAAGTCGCTCAAGGCCAAGCTAGGTGACCGCTACGTCTATGCCTACTTTGACTGCGCTCAGAAAGACCTTGGCGACATCGCCATGCCGAGCGTGAACCGCGAGCTACGGGTAACAGAGTATTTCCCCAATGCTGCGCTCCAGTTGCAGCATGGCAAGCCAGCAGTCATCATGCTTGACGAGTTTGCTAAGGCTCCGCCGCCTGTGCAGAATATGCTTCACCCGCTACTCGAAGAACACAACCCACGGCTAGGCGACATTGAGCTACATCCAGACTCAATCGTGTTCCTTACGTCTAACTTGTCAAGCGATGGTGTTGGCGATGTTATCAAGGGCCATACTCTTAACAGAGTATCCAGAGTGCGCGTAGCCAAACCAGACAGCGACCAGTGGCTTGAGTGGGCTATCAACAACGACATCGAGCCTGTTGTCATGGCTTGGGTAAAGCAGTTCCCTCATGCGCTGGCTTCATACACTGACGGCACGCAGAACGAGAACGCATATATCTACAACCCCAAGGCTATGCAAAAGTCGTATGTCAGCCCACGCTCTTTGTCTCGTGCTTCTAACATAGTTAGGCGTCGTGAGCAGGTATCATCCAACGCTCTTACCGCTGCGCTATCAGGCACAATCGGTGAGGCAGCAGCGCGGGATATGCAAGCCTACATCACATACCAAGACCAGCTACCGACATGGGAACACATCACATCCAAGCCCAATGATGCGGCTATCCCTGCGTCAGCAGGTGCATGTGCGGTGCTTATCTTCGGTGCAATCATGAAGGTGACCAAAGAGACAATGGCTCCGTTCATGACCTACCTGTCTCGCTTCGAACCAGAGTGGCAAGCATGCTTCGCTATTAACATTGCGAAGAACCCACAGCGTCAGTCGGTTGCGTTTTCATCCGCTGCGTTCGCTAACTGGGTGCGGGACAATGAGGACTTACTCTAATACCAACACAAGGAGCAAACTAATGGATATGCAGAAAGCAGAGCGTAAGCTCAAGAAAGTCAAGATTAACCTCATGCGCAACCCCATGTTCGCATTGTGGTCTGGCATCATGATGGTCGGTAAGACTAGCGTAGCAGAGGACGTGCCAACGGCATGCACCAATGGCCGCGACGAGATATACGGCTTGGAGTTCATAACAAAGTTAGACGAGAAGCAGCTAGGGTTCGTCGTGCTACACGAGAACATGCACAAGGGCTTACGCCACATGACAACATGGCAGAAGCTCCGAGCAGAGAACCCACGCCTAGCTAACATCGCAATGGACCATGTAATCAACCTTATGATTATGGAGATGGACCCGAACGAGCAAGTCATCGCCATGCCTCGCCTTGATGATGGCACACCGATGGCGTGTTACGATACCAAATACAAAGGCATGAACACCAAGCAAGTCTTCGACCTACTGAAGCAGGACAATCCAGATGGCGAAGGTGGCGAAGGCTTCGACGAGCATGACTGGGATGGGGCCAAGGAGATGACCGCCGAGGACCGCAAGGAACTAGAGCGCGAGGTGGACCAAGCCCTACGCCAAGGCCAGATAGCAGCTATGAAAGCTACGGGTAAAGGTGGGCTAAGTGTCAACCGAGAGCTAGGCGACATGCTCCAGCCACAGATAGACTGGCGCGAAGCACTGCGTGAGTTTGTGTCCGCTACCTGCAATGCCAAGGATGCGTCATCATGGCGCAGGGTCAACAGGCGCATGCTGGGCCAAGATGTGTATCTTCCTACGCTAGTAGGGGAGAAGGTCGGACATATCGCTATCGGCATAGACACAAGTGGCTCTATCGGTGCGGACGAACTCAATGTGTTCCTGTCCGAGGTCAAGGCTATCGTCGAGGAGGTGCATCCCGACAAGCTAGACCTCATCTATTGGGATGGCAACGTAGCGGGGCATGAGGTCTACGACATGGCAACTATGTCTAACCTTGTTAGCTCTACTAAGCCAGTAGGTGGAGGCGGCACTGACCCAACCTGTATGATGCGCTACCTCAAGGAACAGAACATCAAGCCAGAGTGCATCATCCAGCTGACTGACGGGTATGTCTGTGACTGGGGTGACGAGTGGGATGCGCCCATCATGTGGGTAATCTCAGAGTCGCGCTACACATCGGGACGTATCGTAGCGCCAGTGGGTAAGACTGTGCATATCAAGGGGTAAGGAGCAAACAATGACTAAAGCAATCATACGTTACGGCTACGACAACTATATCGTGGAGGCAGAGGATGCGCTGCGCATACATGAAATCCTAGCCAAGGCTGAACACTACCATAGGAACTACCGCTCAACAGCAGATGGCGGCACTACCTACCATGTCTGGGAGCAGGACATGAGCAGTGAGATGCGTGACATAACGCTTATGCCCGATGGCCTTTACCGCATGGCAAAGCTGGCGGGTAAACCAGAAGATAAATAAAATACCGGATAGCAAACCGGACGACCTAACTAGGTTACATATAACACAATAGGAGCAAACTAATGAGCATTACATCTTCGTCGGTTCTTGTCGAACTGAACATCTCCGTCTGGACAGCCAACAAGCTGGACAAGGACACCACCACCAAGCTGACCGCTGACAGCAACGCGACTAGCGACGCAGCCCAAGTGCGTAAGAACCTCATGGCTGGCACAACCTTACGCAAGGACATAGCGGACTTCGCTGCGCTGTGCCGCACATGGCACAACAGCCAGACCCTACCTTGGGCAGACCGAGGTTCTAGGCTACTACCCACAAGCCTCTTCATGGCATACAAGACCGAGGTTAACGCACGACGCGCTACGTTCACGCAGTTGGTAGATAAGTTTCGCCTCGAATACCCGAAGCTGATGACCACTGCGGCACAGCACATGGGCGACCTACATGACCCTGCAGATTATCCGAGCGTGGATGAGGTGATGGACAAGTTTGGCTTCCGCCTTGTGTTCTCTCCTGTGCCAGAGGCGGGTGACTTCCGTGTGGACATACCCAACCAAGAACTCGACGCCATACGCAAGGAATATGATGCTAACTTTGTTAGCCGTGTTGACGAAGCCATGCGCACCCCGTGGGAGCAACTGCACAAGATGCTGACCACTATGTCTAACAAGCTAGGGCTAGAGGAGAAGACCCGCTGGCACGACACCTTCCTCACGAACGCACAGGAGATGTGCGGGATGCTTACTCACCTCAACCTCACTGGCGACCCCAAGCTAGAGGATGCGCGGCGCAAGCTGGAGTCGGCGTTGATTGGCTTGGATATTGATGACCTCAAGGAAAGCGAAGACATCCGCACCAACGTCAAGGGCAAGCTCGATACAATCCTTTCGGGATTTGATTGGTAAGGCACAGGTAAGGAGTAACAACAATGACTAAGCAACTATACCCATGCGAGGGTTTCCCGAACGTATATATCAACCGCAACCCCGCCTTCGTAGACCGTACTACGCGGTTTGTGGTCCACGACAGGATGCTACCTCTAATAGAGGAGCTGTGTAAGCACCGCCCACAATGGACGTTTAAATCCCTTAACGCATCAATAAACACAGATGTAGTGGCGGCACATCACTTTGATGTTTATGAGAACGGCCAGTCGCTAGGCGAAATCTCCGTTGAGTCAGGCTATCGCGCTGATACAGGGTCGATAACCTATTACCGGTTCGACAACCCAAGGTTGTCCGGTAAGCGCCAGCGCGGTATTTGGAATAAAACCAGTAAGCTCGACCTAGCAGTGAAGAACATACTTAAAGCCTTTCACGCTAAGACGTTAGCCGAGACCATTGTAGAGGTCGAGCGACAGATAGAGGTTAAGCTGAACGAGAATACTAGGACTGCTAATGCAGATTTTGACAGCGGCTTCAGACGCATGGGCGCGTTCCTCACGGGATATGTAATGAGAAACTGGGATGCGGTAGCACCTGCGCTAAAGGCAGCGGGCGCACCAGTGCCAGACGACCTGCCTGAGCGTCTTGCCGTTAGGAACGAAGCAGAGGGTGTAGAACTGGCCTACCGCAACCAAGGAGGGTTTACTATAATCACGCGAGGCAGCGACTACATCATGGTGCGCGGCTTCGGGGACGAGCGAGAGACAGAGGTCAAGTCCAGCGAACAGCTGACAGACAACATCCGCCGTAACCTTGGCTTCCTCAAACTGACCGAGGGCAGTGCGATTATACCCAACGTAGGTGTGCGACTTAACGAGAGCACCTTCTTTGTTATTGATAAGGAACTTGTATGACCGAGGAACTAAAACGCAAACGCGGACAGCGTGGGCTGGGCAAGCGTCCGGCCTTGGGAGGTCACGTTACCATACGCCTATCGAGCGAAGCTATGGACTTCTATAGGAGCTTCCCTAGCTTCACAGCTAAGATGCGTGAAGTCTTAACAGACTACGCTGATACACACAGATAACATATAGTTGCTCCTAACTATGTTAGACTAGGCCGCCTTTCGGGGCGGTCTTTTTTTTCTTCATTAGCGTTTGACAATGTAAATTGAGGGTGTATGGTGAGGAGCCAAACAAGGAGTAAACAAGATGAATAATACAAGAGAACTTCGCGCATTCCTAGTCGAACAGATGCAGGGTGTAGCTTCGGGTAAGGTCAACAGTGAGAAGGCCAAGTCCATTTCCAACCTGTCACAGCAAATCTACAACACCATTAACATCGAAGTGAAGATGGCGTTGTCGAAGGCAAAGCTGAATGGGCAAAGCCTAGATGCTGTCGAGTTCAATTGACCTAACAGCACTTCCTGATGACCTCGTCCGTCAACTGGAACGCACCGTCACAGACTACGAGCGTAAGCAGAATAAGCTACGCTCATGGCAAGAGGTGCTTGACCACGGGACGGACGAGGAAATCATGGAGAAAGCGCAGGAGGAGTGCGACAAGGGCGCACCCATTACCTTTGCACGGAACTACCCTAGGATTGGCTGGCCGTTAATGACAGACCTAGCCCGTGAGATTGTCCCGTACAATATGCGAGACCATCCGCGCAGACCCGTCATCATGAAGGGTGCAATAGAAATCTGCTACAGGAGGTTTTCGCTATCAGAGGGCCGCAACGCACCAAACGGCTGGGTAATCCGTGTCTTTGAACGGGCAATGCGTATGAGCAAGAAGACGCTCATCGAGTGGCAGGAAATATCAGACTTCGCTAGTGAGCTAGCAACTAAGATTGCTAACCGGCATTACGGAGTAACCTACCACTTTTGGGACTATACCAGACCCCGAAGGTATGAAGCCCGTCGAGATGAACAATTAGTTTTGATGAGCGGACGCTGGGTTAGCCTACCGCACGAACAATATAGAAACGTGCAGATGTTCCAAAAGGTAATCCGCAAGACAGAGAAGCTGGAAGACCGACTGGCACTACTACGCGCAGCAAGGAAAGAACGAGCCGATGGCAGCAACACCTGAGAAGAAAGTGAAGGATAAGGTTAAGTCCATCCTCACTGCACACGAGACATATTTTTTTCTACCCGCAACCCACGGCTTTGGCCGTAGCGGTGTCCCCGACATTGTAGCCTGTGTGAACGGTTGGTTCCTTGCGATTGAGTGCAAGGCAAACGGTGGTAAGACTACTGCCCTACAGGTGCGCGAGATTGAAGCGATACGCAGGTCTAACGGCGTAGCCGTAGTAGTAGACGAGACGAACTACGACATGCTCCCTGACCTCATCAAAAAACTGAAAGGGGAAACACGGTGAACCAAGGTGTAGAGCTTTTACTCCAGCGGATGGATAGCCACCCTGAAGAGTTTAACACACACAACCCAGACAAGCGCGTCCGCGAGAAGTGGCACTGGGTGACGGGGCCGATTAAGACGCGGATGGACTTTATGAATAGGAACCCAGACGACGACCCAGTGATGCACTTCGAGTCCCTTGGGTTCCTGACAGACCGCGAAATCCTCATGCTTCATGATAAGTATATGAGCATCCAAGGAGACAGCTTCAGTCGCAGGGTTATGGCTACGCTACTAACAGATGGCGAAGCCTAACAGAGTTAGGTGTGGATACTATCATAGGAAGGAGCAGAGGCGATGAACGAGGAATATATTGAAGTCCTTAAGGCTATCAAAGGTGTAGGGGCAACGCTGGCCCGCCGTATACCGAAGGAGCTAGAGCGGCAGGGGCTGACCATCTACAAGAAGAAAGTTTTTGTGAACGGTCGCCGTCCCAACAGCAGCCAGCCTATGACCCCAGAGCTACGCGCTGCTATACTTGAATATTTTGAAGGTGACCCTGAGGTTACGCAGCAGGAGATAGCCAACATGTTTAACGTGAACATTGGGCGCGTGAACGAGGTGCTCTCGTGACAAGATACAAAGGCATAACCCAAGGCGACCAAGATATCATCAAGACTATCGGCTACATAACGGACGATAGATACATCGCGTCTTATCATGGTGTGGATGTGCGGCGCGTCACCGCCCTACGCAAGCAGGTAGACGAACACAAAGCCAAGGAGGCGAAGGCAATACACGTTAGCCAGAAGAACGCACCTTCAGGTTTGCACAGCGACTCCGAGCGCAAGTGGAATGCCGATGCCAAGGAAGGCTCGACTAAACTACGCGACGCACTGTTTGCGTTCTTTGAGAAGCGGATGCTGGAGAAAGCAGGATTGGAGAAGGGGCAATGAATAACCTAAAGTCTGTAGTGCATTTGCATTTACCGAAAGTGTTTTCGTTTCGGATAATGACGAAGCTCTTTGACAACGGCGATGCGGCAATCGTGTTCTCACTACAGGTGTGGCGGGGCGGTGTGTCGTTAACGATGATGCTGCAAGCGAAATAGGAAAGAAAATGACCCTGCGCCAATTCCTGTTCGATAATTTCGGCTGGGATATTTATGATTGGAGTGAAGATGACATTCGGTTCTAACGTGCGCAAGTCGAAGTACGGCCTCAACGCGATGGCGGTGGGCGAGGTTAAGATATTCGATACACCAGCGAAGCGGGACAGAGACCTAATCCGCCGCGCTGCGCATAACCAAAACATACGGTCAGAGCGCTACTACATAACCCGCGCTGTGGGCGACACCATTCATGTAACAAGGGTACGCTAATGACGATACTGACAATCGACTTCGAGACCTATTACGACCGGACCTACTCGCTCTCCAAGGTAACAACGGAGGAGTATATCCGTGATGAGTTGTTTGAGGTTATCGGCGTATCAGTAAAGACAGACGATGGACCAGCGCAATGGTTCTCCGGCCCGAAGGAAGCTACAAAGAAGTGGCTTTCGCAATTTGCGTGGGACGAGGCGACCGCCGTAGCGCACAACGCTGTGTTCGACATGGCTATTCTTAACTGGATATTCAACATCCGACCCAAGCGCATAGTGGATACGCTGTCTATGGCCCGTGCCAAACATGGCACATCTGTGGGTGGCAGCCTAAAAGCTTTAGCCGAGCATTATAAGCTAGGGGTGAAGGGCAACGAGGTCATAAACGCCCTTGGTAAAGGCCGACTGGACTTCACGTCAGACGAGCTATCCCGTTATGCAGAGTATTGTGTGAACGACACGGAGCTTACCTATAAGCTTTTCGAGTGCCTTGCGGTGGACTTCCCTGTGACTGAACTGCGGCTCATAGACTTGACGCTACGCATGTTCACTGAACCCACGTTAGGGGTAGCTTACTACCCACTGGTCGAGCATCTTAGTAGGGTGCGTGAAGCCAAAGTACAGCTGATGGAGCAGATAAACGCTGACCGCGAACAGTTGATGAGCAATCCAAAGTTTGCAGAAATATTGACCGAACTAGGTGTAGCGCCACCGATGAAGATTAGCCCCGCTACAGGTAAAGAAACCTATGCCTTTGCTAAGAGTGACGAGGAGTTCAAGGCTCTACTTGAGCATGAAGACCCACGAGTTCAGGCGCTTGTTGCTGCGCGGCTAGGTGTAAAGTCTACGCTGGAAGAGACAAGGACCGAACGGTTCATGGGCATCTCGACACGGGGGCCGCTACCCATCCCCCTGCGCTACTATGCAGCACACACTGGACGCTGGGGTGGGGACGATAAGGTGAACATGCAGAACCTGCCCCGCAGCTCGCCCCTCAAAGACTGCATCTACGCACCTCCAAACCACCTGCTTGTTGATAGCGACTCCTCGCAGATTGAAGCGCGTACACTTGCGTGGTTGGCAGGGCAGAACGACCTTGTTGACGCCTTCGAAAAAGGCGAGGACGTTTATAAGATTATGGCCTCCTCCATATATGGCGTTGACCGCGAGGCTGTGACCAAGGACCAGCGGTTCGTAGGTAAGACAACCATTCTTGGTGCAGGGTACGGCATGGGGCCTAAAAAGTTCCGCATCCAGCTTAAGGCAATGGGTGTGGACCTACCGCAAAGTGAATGCGACCGCATCATCAGAGTTTATCGGGAGACTTACCCTAAAATCCCAGAGTTATGGCGTGAGGCTGGCGAGGCGCTCGACGCCATTGCTAACAACCAGACAGCCCCACTTGGGCTTGACGGAGTTGTGCAGGTTGAAGGGTACAAAGGCATCCGGCTACCCAACGGACTACACCTCAAGTACCCGAACCTTCGGTGGGTGTTTACCGATGGTAAGCAAGAGATGGTTTACGACCAGAAGAGGGGCAAAGCGCTAATACCTAACCGCATATACGGTGGGAAGCTCATCGAGAACGTGTGTCAGGCTCTCGCCCGTATCGTGATTGGCGAACAGATGTTGATGATTGCGCGTAAGTATCGTGTGGTCATGACGGTGCACGACGCTGTGGGCTGTATTGTCCCGACAGCAGAAGCAGAACGCGCTCAGGAGTTCGTAGAAATCTGCATGCGCATACGCCCTAAGTGGGCACTGGGATTACCCTTGAATTGCGAGAGTAAGATAGGAGAAACGTATGGAGATTAAAGGTATAAAAGGATACCGCGACATGCACATGACGCCCAGCGCTGTGCCATCCGCTGAAGACTACCAAGAATGGTTAGACAGGCCGACAAACCGTAGGCGACCAAAGTTTGGCATTACACACCAAAAGGAAATGACTGGGGTTAAGTTACGCAGGGCGGCAATCATGCGTAAGCAAGGTGAAAGCTGGCAAGACTGTGCCAACGCTGTTGGGTTGTCTTCCGGTAGCAGCGTCAGGGCGTACTTCGAGTTTATGCCTCAACATTTACAACCGTAGGAAAGAAGGAGAATAGAAATGGACCAGTTAGTAGCATTGATAACAATAGCAGCAATATTTGTACTGGTTTATGCCAGTTATCAGCTTGGTAAGGGGAGCGCGAACGGCGAGATACTCACCATCAAACGTGAGAACGAGCGGCTGAACAAGGAATTACACAGGCTGACTGACCGCGACGAGCGTGGTCGGTTTAAAAGGAGTAAGTAGTGCCAATAGTAAAACGGTCTAGACGAACATGGACGCCAGATATGGATGCCGAATTGCTAAAGTATTACGAGCATGGCCTGAGGGCGGCGTACATAGCCGAACGAATGGGGCTTACGATTGCCTCCGTAGAGGGCCGCTACCACAAACTAAAGAGAGCGAAAGCAAATGACTGAAGAGAAACGACCAAGCATTATGATTGCCACCCCGATGTACGGTGGCATGTGCACAGGACACTATGTGCAGGGCCTGCTTATGACCATGGCTAAGATGCGTGAGATTGGTGTTAATATAGCGTGGTGTCAGATTATGAACGAGAGCCTTATCACACGGGCACGTAACGAACTGGCACGAGTATTCCTTGAGAGTGACCATGACTACCTGATGTTCATCGACGCTGACATTGGCTTTGACCAAGAGGCCATCGCGCACTTGCTGCTGGCCGACAAGGATATCGTATGCGGTATCTACCCTAAGAAAGAAGTGAACTGGGATAGCGTGGAACGCGCTGCCAGCCTTGAAATCACCTCTAACCTTAAGGACTATGCCGGAGCCTTTGTGTTCAACATGGTCGGGGGTGAAGACGTGCACAGCGACGAGACAGGCTGCATTGAAGTCCGCCATGGTGGCACAGGCTTCATGCTAATCAAGCGGGGTGTGTTCGAGCATCTTATGCCCCACGTGCCGACTTATCGTACATCGTCGTTCCAAGACCCAGTGACCGGCGAGTATGACAAACCTTTGACCCATGAGTTCTTCGCTACGTCAATCGACGAGAGCGGGGCACTGCTGTCGGAGGATTACCATTTTTGTGAACTGTGGCGCACCCACGGTGGCAAAATACACGCCCATCCGTTCATCCAGTTGTACCATGTAGGCACATATGTGTTTGGTGGTGACATCCTAAAGAGCGGTGGCAATCTTAAATAAGGAGCAAATGAAATGAGTACGAGAAAGAAAGTCATAGGAGACAACGTTATAAAGTTGTTGAAAAAGGGTTACTCGCCCAAGGAAGTCACCGAGCGTATAGCGGTAAGCTACAACTACGTATGGAAACTGAAGAAGGGTTTGGAGAAAGCGGCGCAGGAAGCATTCTCGTCTGAGGAAGTAGGTCTCTCCGAGGAGGCGCTTATTGAAGTGGCACTCGCAGCCTCGCAAGGTAAGGGTAAGCCTATGCCCACACCGAAACCCGAACCGGAAGTCAGTGGAGTGGGTAAGGTGCTAGACGCAAGGGCGGAACAGTACGGTTCGTTCATGCAGTCTGCGGATACGGTTGTCAGAATTAAGAGCATCATGCACAATGCGGTAGCTCGTAACGAAGTGCACCTGTACCCCGACCAGCTACAGGCGTTGGATATGATTGCGACTAAGATAAGCCGTATCGTACATGGCAACCCAAACCACCTAGATAGCTGGATTGATATAGCTGGCTATGCTATGTTAGTAGCTGACCGTATCCAAGGGAAAATCAGATAGCATGACAGCGTGGTCCTATAGCAGCATCAAGACCTTCGACCAGTGTCCGAAGAAGTACTTCCACCTCAAAGTGGTTAAGGACGTTAAGGATGAGCCGGGGGAAGCTGCTGACTATGGGACCGCCGTCCATGAAGCGGCAGAGCATTACGTCAAACACGGAATACCAATTCCGAACAAGTTTGCGTACATGAAGCCCATCGTAGAGTCGCTTGCGGAAATCAAAGGTGATAAGCACACAGAGTTAAAGCTCGGTGTCAGGAAGACGGATACTGGCTACGAACCCTGCGGCTTCTTCGATAAGGATGTTTGGTGGAGGGGTATCGTTGACCTTGTTATCATCAACGGCGACAAGGCCCACATGGTTGACTACAAAACCGGAAAGAACACCAAGTACGCAGACCCCAAGCAGCTTGACCTGATGGCTGGCGCGTTGTTCGTGCACTACCCAGAGCTTAAGACGGTTAAGTCTGCTCTAGCATATGTAGTAAGCAGTGAGTTTATACCAAAGGTTCACGTTGCTGAGCAGCGTGATGAATATCTAGCGACTTTCCGCGACGAGTTGGATAGACTAGAACACGCCGAACTAAGTGGGGTCTGGAACCCCAAAAGTGGCCCTTTATGTGGCTGGTGCCCTGTGGTAGAATGCGAGCACCACCGCCCGAGGAGACGATGATGGCACGAGATTACAAACGCGAGTACGAGACGTACCAAGGCACTGAGCAGCAGAAGAAGAACCGTGCTTCTCGCAATGCAGCCCGTGCCAAGATGATGAAGGCTGGCAAAGTCAGCAAGGGTGACGGGAAAGACGTTGCCCACGTAAAAGCATTTGACAAAGGCGGCAACAACAAGACAGGGCTGCGCGTTGAGAACAAGTCGGCCAACCGCTCGTTCAAGCGGGACAGCAAGAAGAACCTAGTGTCTGAAACCAGTGCACGGGAACGCAAACGTAAGAAGTGACTTTATTAAGGTGGAAATACACCCATGCAAATCGTTGATAATCGTGCATTGGTCCTGACGACCAGTGACCCAAGCCTAATAACTAAGAGCATACCTAAAAGCGTAATCATCGAAACCGGCGAAGTGGCCGTCAAGTGGGGGCTAAAAGAAGCCCAGACGCTGGCGTCCCTTGGCTTTGCCGATGTCCCATCACCTATTAAGCGCGACTA